TAGATATCAACGATTTTAAGTATATTGTACAAATTGGATACACACAAGGATTGGTATTAGCAGTTCGTAAGGGTAGTCCATTAAAAAACATAGACACTTGGCGTAATCATCGAGGACTGCCCATAAATGTAGGTGTTAATGGCATGGGTGCTGCCCATCATTACTATAGTTGGTTGGTTAGTAATCAACTGGGTTTTCCAAGGACTGACATTTACTACAAGGGTAGTGGTGAAATGATCACTCAGATCATAGGTGGGCACGTTGATGCTATATGGGTCAATCTTGCCAGTATAATTCAATTTGAAAATAGAGTTGATATAGTGGCAATAACAGCACCTAAAAGAAATGAATTAATACCAAATGTACCTACTTTTAAGGAACTTGGTATAGACTTGCCCCCTAAGCCTCTTTTTATGGTAATTGCAAATAACACCACAGACACTGCTACATTAAGAGAAGTTGAACGTGCTGTGACAAAATTGCTGAATAGTCCAGAATTTGTAAAATCATTAAGTCTTGAGTTAATAATTGATCCCGGAACCGGTGCAGATGCACGTAGTGACACTGAAAAATTATTCAAAGCACAGGTAAAATTTGTAGAATACGTCAAGACACTAAAGAAGTAAGAACGCTAAATACATCACAAGTGAACATTTGAGGATTAGCAATGGAATTAAACTTTCCAAGTCCAGCAACAACTGGCACAGTATATACTGGTACAAATAGCGTTACCTACATTTACGACGGTATTAAATGGCAGGGAGAAGTCCCTACACAAACAGATCTTAATACAGGACAAATTTACTATCATGATAACAGGATAGATGCACAATCTACTACTGATATTGTTATTGCTACGAATTCAGGCACATGGACTTTTAGTTCCACTGGAACCATAAGATTTGCTGACGGTACCGTACAACAAACAGCATATACTGGAATTACCCCAGTAACTACATCTACATTATACAATGGGACCGCTACATTTAGATTAAGTGCTGATGGTGTTATAACATTATTATATGGAACTACCATAAAAGATACTGCTGCTCATGCTATTGCTGTGGGTCAAAATGCAGGTCTTACAAACCAAGGTACTGGTGCAGTAGCACTTGGATATGGTGCAGGATATCAAAATCAAAGCACTTCGGGAGTATCTTTAGGTCAATATGCTGGCCAAAACAGTCAAGGTGCTGGATCAGTTGCTATTGGTGCATATGCAGGTCGTTATAATCAACCTGCTAATAGTATTGTTATTAATGGTACAGGTTCATTATTAGCCGGTACTACAGGCACTATGGTTGTTAAACCCTTAAAAACAGTCACTACAACTACAGGATTATCGCAAGTTTGGTACAATACAACTACTGGAGAGTTTGTATACTATACTCCGTAAAAACGGTAAATAATAATGTGCAGGGACAACACAGGCCCGCCAAAAGGAAAAAAATATGTTAACAAAACCCACAGGTAATTCAATTACAGTAGTATTAAGTGCCACAACAGGAACAACCACTGTAACAAATTGGAACGGTAGTACCCCTCGTAAAGTTCGTGTTGGGACACACGCTCAACCAGCCGCAATCAATTTTGGAAATAGTACCACTGCTACAGTAACTACGGGAATTTTAGTTCCTCCTAATTGGTCAGAACATTTTTCTCTAGAAAACACAAACAAGATTACTTATGTTCAAGTAGGTGCAGGCACCGGCGGATATATTTCAATTACACCGGTAGCCTAATATGCGAGCAAGGGAATTCACAATCAATATACCCATAAACATTCGGATCAACGGTGACGGCAAACCCGAAATTGATATGGGTCAAAATGATGCTCCTATAGATCCAAGCCTTCCCAAAGAAGATCCAGTTATGGTACCTCCTTTGCAACAACAAATAGAACTACAAAAAGCAGAAGCGGGTAAAGTTAGTCCTATAATCAAAGATCTTACACAAGACGAAGTAGATCCAGAAACTAAGCAGTTGCCTTAAAGGCATCTAAGGGAGCAAGACCCAGATGCCTATTAAAAAGATAGAAGCTGGTAGGGTAATAACCCAGACTATTGATACTTTTATTGGTACCCAAGGTACAATATGGTATGATGAAGAAACTGGGGAGATGCGTCTACACGACGGTAACCCGGGCGGTATACCATTAGGATCCGGTGGCGGTTATGTTCTGCATACTGCAACAGTAACTAGACTTGGCGGTGTTAGAATAGGTGTTGGGATTAACGTAAGCCCCGACGGTACTATATCTGTTAACACTAGTACTACATATACGTTAACAACAGCAACTATCAGTACTCTCGGTGGTATCAAAGTAGGTGAAAATTTATCTATATCCGCTGATGGTACATTAAGTGCTACCGCTAGTGTTAGACTAAGCGATAATCCACCATTAAACCCAACTGTAGGCTCACTGTGGTATGACACTGTTAGTGGCAGAATGTATGTTTGGTTTGACAATAATTGGATTGATGCAAGTCCTCAAACAACATATGTATTACCTACTGCTACTACCAGCACAATAGGTGGTATAAAGGTAGGACGTTATCTATCTATTGGCATAGACGGTACATTAAGTGCTACATCAAATGTTATATTAAGTGACATAGAACCTGTTGATCCAGGCCCTAACACACTATGGTATGATACAGTTAGTGGTAGATTATATGTTTGGTTTGATAGCAGTTGGATCGATGCAAGTCCTCAAACTGCATTAATTCCTGCTACCACTTCTACATTAGGTGGCATCAAAGTAGGACGCTATCTATCCATTGATAGAGACGGTACATTAAATGCTACATCAAATGTAATCATAAGTAGTACAGCACCAATTGACCCGGGACCAAATACATTATGGTATGATACTATTAGTGGTAGATCTTACATTTGGTTTGATAATAATTGGGTCGATGCAAATCCACAAACTGCATTACTTCCTGCTACTACAAGTACATTAGGCGGAGTTAAAATTGGTAAGGGTATCGAGGTAGCATTAGATGGCAAAATATCCACAACATTACAACTTGTTACCGATAGTGGATCTACAACCAGTAATGCTATTAATATTACTAATACTACTACAGGTGCCTTACAAATTGCAGGTGGTGTTAGCGTTGGTAAGGATTTATTTGTAGCAGGTGATGTTAAAAATGCTAATGGATCACTAGTTTTTATACCAACTACAGACGCTGCTCCTAATAGACAAAATGGACAACTATGGTTTAATTCAGAAGACGGCCGTGCTTACATCAAATATAATGATAATTGGGTTGATCTAAGTCCAAGTATAGTTCCACCAGTTAGTACATATCTAGGTGATTTAACTATAGATGGTACTACAATTAGTACGATTGATAGCACTTTAACCAATATCTACATAGATAGTAACTTAGATGTTATTGGAAACATAAACGCACCCTCTATATATGACAACGGCAATAGAGTAGTAACAGCAGTACTTCCGAGTGGGTCAACTTATATTGGTGTTGAGAATGTAGTATCTACAGGAACACAAACAAGTTTTACTGTAGTTAACTTAGGTGTACAAACATTAACAGCAGGCACAGACACAGTAGTTAGTAGCAGTACTGGAACTATAACTGTATGGACAACTAGTACATTACAAAGCGTTACTAATCGTGGTGCTACAACTAATAACACCATACGAATTACAAATAACACCGATTCAACTTCAACTACTACAGGTGGATTGATTGTTAGTGGTGGAGTTGGTGTCGGTGGTGACTTATATGTTGGCGGCAAAATTGTTGCTAGAGAATTAGATATTCAATATACAACAGTAACAACTACAATAGTTGAAACTGATGATATAATCAAAACATCTAATACAACAAATTCAACTTCTACGACTACAGGCGCATTAGTAGTTGCCGGTGGTGTTGGTATTGGTGGAGATGTTAATATCGGTGGTGATATATTCATCAATAAAGATATCAGAGATATCAATGGATCTGTAATCCATATTGCAACTACTAGTACAGCACCTACTAGAGTTAATGGGCAACTATGGTTTAACTCAGACGATGGCCGTGCGTATATCAAATATGATGGTACTTGGGTTGATTTAAGTCCGACCATAGTACCACCAATTAGTACATACTTAGGTGACTTAACTATAGATGGTACTACAATTAGTACCATAGACAGTACATTAACAAATATCTACATAGACAGTATATTAGATGTTACTGGACCAATTTATACAAATAACTATTTGGTTAGCACTCTTACTAATATCAGTAGTGGTATTGGTATTGCTGTATTGCGTAACAACAGCGGAACGGTAACAGTTACTAATACAGGTGTATTAGAAATAATAGCAGGGGTAGATACATCGATCTCAACTGCCACTGGTGTTGTAATAATAAACAATACCAGCACACTACAAAGTATTACTAACCGTGGATCAACAACTAGTAATGCTATTAATATTACTAATACTACTACCAGTGCGTTAACAGTTGCAGGTGGAGTTGGTATTAACGGCGATCTATATGTTGGCGGTGATATTAGAGATATTAATGGCTCTGTAATACATATAGCAACTACCAGCACAGCACCTACTCGAGTAAACGGACAAGTATGGTTTAATTCGGAAGATGGTCGTGCCTATATCAAATATGATAATAACTGGGTTGATCTAAGTCCAAGTATTGTACCGCCAACTAGTACATATCTGGGCGATTTAACTATAGATGGTACTACTATTAGCACCGTAGATAGTACATTAACCAATATCTACATAGATAGTAACTTAGATGTTACTGGTAACATAACTGCACCATCTATATATGACAATGGTAATAGAGTAGTAACAGCAGTACTTCCAAGTGGATCAACGTATATCGGCATTGAGAATGTAATATCCACAGGAACACAAACAAGTTTTACGATAGTCAATCGTGGTTTACAAACACTAACGGTAGGAACTGATACTGCTATTAACACTAGTACCGGCGAAGTTACTATTTGGACAACTAGTACATTACAAAGTGTTACTAATAGAGGTGCTACAACTACCAATGCTATATCAATTGTTAATACTACAATTTCAACATCAAGTACAACTGGAGCATTAGTAGTTAGTGGTGGGGTTGGAATTGGCGGAGATGTATGGGCAAGTGGTGTTTTATATGCTAAAGATTTGGGATCTCCTAGTAATAGAATTGGAAAAATATATCTCGAAGGCCAAACTATAGACCTTGGTGGGACTTTAATTTCTACTGCTCTAGACGGGGGGATTTTAATACAAAAATCCAACAGTGATTTAGAAAAATTAGCAACAAGTTCTTTAACATTAGGTACTACAGGAACCGATGGCGTTTCATTATCAGTTGTAGATGGTATTTTAATAATAAAATCAAGTACAGTTAATGTTGCCGGACTAGTAACTACCGGTACCGTTACAGCAACTAACATTATTGTAAATGGATTAACTAGTTCAACTTCAACTACAACCGGTGCATTAATAGTAGCAGGCGGAGTTGGTATAGGTGGATCTGTTTATGCAGGCCCTATATATGATTCTGATAATAGAGTAATAACAAGTGTAATTGCTAGTGGTAGTACTTATATAGGCGTTACTGATCTAATATCAACTGGAACACAAACAAGTTTTACTATAGTCAATCTTGGCGTACAAACATTAACAGCAGGTACTGACACAACAGTTAGTAGCAGCACCGGTACAGTTACTGTATGGACAACTAGTACATTACAAAGTGTAACCGATAGAGGTGCTACCACTAACAACACCATATCAATTACTAATACTACAGCATCGACATCAACAACTACTGGAGCATTAGTAGTTAGTGGTGGTGTTGGTATTGGCGGTGATTTATATATTAGCGGTGAAATAGTTGCACAGAAATTTACTGTTGAATACACAACTGTTACTACAACATATTTGATTACAGATGATATAATATCAACTTACAATACAACTTCTTCTACTAGTACAACAACAGGTGCATTAGTAGTTGCTGGGGGTGCCGGTATTGGTGGAGATTTGTATGTTAACGGGGATATATATAGAAATAATATATCTATAGGATACGGATACACAGGTAGTAAGGGGACTGACGGAGTTATAGGCTATAATGGTAGCGTAGGTTATACAGGTAGCACTGGTACGCAAGGTGAGGTTGGCTATACAGGTTCAACTGGTACGCAAGGTGAGGTTGGCTATACAGGTTCAACTGGTACACAAGGTGAGGTTGGCTATACAGGTTCAACTGGTACGCAAGGCGAGGTTGGATATACAGGGTCAACTGGTACACAAGGCGAGGTTGGATATACTGGTAGCCAAGGTCCAGGTGCAGATCAATTTTTAGACACTACAAGTAGTGTAATATTTGGAAATGTAACAATAGGTCCCGGAGGTGTTATTACATTTGCCAATGGTAGTATTCAAAGTGGTAGAGCACCTAGGATGGTGGTGGACCAAGACTTCATTGATGCTCCTGATTATGATGCATTTTTTGCTACACTACTACCTGGCGATTTTTATTGGAGTGTTGCATACTCACAGATTAAGATATTAGTTGACTATGGTGGATATTATGATTGGCAAGATTTAACGGTTTATTCGGCCTAATAAATATTAAGTTATGACAATATACTTTAATCCGTATCCTAGTGCTCAACCAAATTCTACCCTGTCTCAATGGCAATTAGGTGATATATGGGTGAGTCAAAACGGCGGGCCGGTGCAGTTAACCTACAATGCGGTTACTAAAAAGAATTCTTGGACAAAATATACAACAACACCGGTAGTAGCAGGACTTTCTAGCGCAGTTTCAGGTGGTCCTCCAGTCGTTGCATCAACTTTGATTCCATCTACTATAGTAACCGGTGGACAAAGTGTTAATTTTAAACCAGTTACTGCATATGGTGGATCTGCTATTGCGTCATCATATACTGTTACTGGAGGTACAGTTACTGGATTGAATGTTATTATCGTTGATTCATCGGGTAATCCATTACCTACAGGATTAATAGCAACTACTACTCTGTCAGTAAAACAAGTTACAGGTAGTGATAGTGTTGTAAGATTATATAATTCTGTAGATGTTACTATCACCGGTACCGCTCCAAATGCAGGATTAGCAAATACAGCATATACTGTTACATTTACTGATGCAGGCGGACAACAAGGTTCTGCAAGTTTTAGTTTATTAATAAATCCAGGCGCCGCCCCGTTATCAAACGTTGTAGATATTGCTACAAGAACTTTAACACAAGGTACTGCGGATAGTTTTAAACCAGTAAGAGGTGTAGGGGGCGATGCACCGCTTGCATATACAATTTCTCCAACGTTACCTGCTGGGCTATCTATTACATCATCAACTGGCGTTATCTCTGGAACACCGTCAGTTTATAATGCAGCAGCAGATTATACGGTAACCGTTAGAGACAACGGTGGGGTAACTAGCCCAGGCACATTTAATTTGATAATATTAGCACCAACAGTGATTGCTACTGCTGTTCCTGCTAATGTACCATCAATTACAAGGAATGTTTCCTTTACAGCATTTAAACCTGTAAATGGTAGTGGAGGCATTGGTACATTAAGATATTCTGCGGTAGCATTGCCAACTGGTATGAGTATCAATACTAGTACTGGTTATATTTCCGGCCCTGCAACTGCAACAACACCCGCAACTAGTTATTCAATAGTAGTAACGGATTCAAATACGCCATTACCTTCAAGTTCTAGCACATCTGTCACTATTACAGTGGCAGATTTACCGACATTAAATTCTACACTATCGCAATCTGCAATTTCATTAACAAAGAATTCTCAGTCATATTCTTTTACACCAGTTAGTGGCAGCGGAGGATATAACACATTAAGTTATGCTATCACTGGCACAGTAACTTTATCGTCAATTGGATTGAGTTTTAATACTGCTACTGGGCAAATAACAGGTAATCCAAATGCATTGCTATCTTCTACTAGTTTTACTGTAACTGTTTCGGATCAAGCAAGTCAAACTTCTAGTAAATCTTTTACCATTGAAGTATTGCCCGGAGCATTGAGTACTAGATTAGATATTTCAAATAAAGTAACAGTAAAAAATGTTTCATATTCTGCTTTTAGACCAGTAAGTGCTAGCGGCGGAGATGGTGCTTATACATTCTCTGTAACACCGGACATTGTTGCTCAAACAGGTTTTGCATTCAATACCAGTACTGGATATATTTCTGGAACACCGATTAATGTAATAAGTGATACTCCGTATACTATAAAAATTACCGACCAAGCACTACAAGAAAGTAGTAAAATATTTACATTAAGGGTAGAAGCACCACCTGTAATAGTTATAGTATCAATACCCAGTAAAACACTTGTTCAGTATGATGTTGTTACGCCATTTATTCCTGTAACAGCGTCTGGTGGATATGGTATATTAACGTATACGCTTTCCCCAGCGGCCACTTTGCCTGCGGGACTTAATTTTTCTGCTAGTACAGGTGAAATATCCGGAACACCTACAAAATTTTTAGCAACAGCAACTACATTTTCAGTTACTGTTAATGACCAAGCATTACAAATAAGCACAGCAACATTTTTACTAACTGTTAATACACGCCCATTAGTAGTTAAAACTGATACATTATCTAAAACACTAATACGTAGTGTTCTTTCTACACCATATAAACCCGTAAGTGCTACCGGTGGATCTGAAACTTATACATATGCTATAGATACTAGTTTACCTAGCGGAGTAATTTTTAGCACGTCAACAGGGCAAATATCCGGAACACCTACTGTTACCAGCACAACTGCTACATATAGTGTTACCATAACTGATACATTAAACGTTAGTGGTACTAGCACATTTAATTTAAATGTTGTAGACCCTCCTCCAATAGTAACTACTTCTGTAATTAGTAGTAGTACATACTATAAATTAGTTGATAATATCAATCTAGCACCTGTTAGTGCTAGTGGTGGATATGGTTCGATAAATTTTAGCATCAATCCTGGTGTATCAGATATTGGTCTAACATTCCGCTCAAATGGTGTGTTATCTGGAATACCCACACAGTTAAGCAATAGACCATATGTAATTTCTGCTACTGATAGTATAGGACAAACTAGTAGCACTAATTATTTCTTAACAATTACCTATGTACCAATATCAACTACTCAAGTTGTATCTACATCTACATTAACAAGAAGTAAGGCTATTACACCATTTATCCCTGTTACATCTACAGGTGGTAGTGGCGGTACTACTTTTAATATAGACCCTACATTACCGGCTGGTTTATCTTTTGATACATTCACTGGTAGAATATCCGGAACACCGGCGTCTACTAGTACACTTACTACCTACACAATAACAGCCAAAGATAGTGATTCAAATACCAGCACTAAAACTACAAACATAGTTGTAAATGATCCACCTCCAATAATAACCATAGCAACTACATCATCATTAGCATTTACTGTTGGACAGAGCGTATTGGGCGTACATCCTGTAACTGCTACTGGCGGCGATGGCACAATTTCTTATATTATTGGACCTACACTTACTACAGGATTAACATTTGACAGTAATAATGGTACAATTAATGGTACACCGGTTACAACTAGTACAGCAGTATTATATACTGTAACAGCAACTGATTCACTATTGCAATCTAGTAGTACTGGTGTTTATATTACTGTTAATCCATTGCCGGTATCAATTACTGTTAATAATGGTACATTAATTTTTACCAAATATAGTTCTCAAGGACTACCAGTTACACCTGTTAGTGCAAGTGGTGGTTTTGGACAAATAACATATCAACTAAATGATGTATTACCATCGGGTTTATCATTTAATAATACTACTGGTGAAATATCAGGAACTCCGTCAGCAACTACTACAACTACGTTATATTCAGTATTGGCTACTGATTCATTGGGACAAACTAATGTTGGTGCGTTTTCATTAAAAATCAATGACGTCGTTGCAGATCCATTGGTAGTTGTAGCAGCAGAAAGTCTAACAACATTAGAAATTAATCTTCCTGCTGTTCTTAATCCTGTAACAGTCACAGGTGGAGTTGCTCCTTACAGTTATGCTATAAGCCCAACGACGCTGCCAGCAGGATTAATATTTAACACAGATGGCAGTATAACAGGTACTCCTACTACAACTGCCACAGTACAAGTATATACTGTTACTGTAACTGATCACGTTCCGCAAAGTAAGAGTGCAGACTTTTCATTATCTGTAATATATACAATACCATCAAGTGGTAAAGGATATACTGGTAGTAGAGGGTATACTGGTTCAACAGGTACACAAGGTACTACTGGTTATACCGGTAGTCGCAGTACCGCAACAGGATATACTGGTTCAACAGGTACGCAAGGTGTTACCGGTTTTACAGGTAGTGCCAGTACTGCATCAGGATATACTGGTTCAACAGGTACGCAAGGTGTTACCGGTTTTACAGGTAGTGCCAGTACTGCATCAGGTTATGCTGGATCAACTGGCTATACTGGTTCAACAGGTACACAAGGTGAAGTCGGTTTTACAGGTAGTGCTAGTACTGCAACAGGATATACTGGTTCAACAGGTACACAAGGTGATGTCGGTTACACTGGTAGTGCTAGTACTGAAATTGGATTTACAGGCTCTACAGGTACACAAGGTGAGATTGGTTTTACTGGTAGCCGAGGTTATAATGGGGAGCAAGGATTACAAGGTACTACAGGTAACCAAGGTCCACGAGGTTACACAGGTGAGCAGGGAGTAAGTCTTGTATTAATAGGTAGTACTGATACTGTTGACGTATCTACAGTAGGCGTTGGGCAACCGGGGCAAGGCTGGATTGGTACTAATACTGGACATGTATATTTCTGGAATACACTTACAGTTACATGGGAAGATATTGGTCCTATTGTTGGGCCGGCGGGAGCAGAAGGTTTACAAGGAAATATGGGTCCGCAAGGCCCTATAGGTAATACAGGTACGCAGGGTCCAATAGGTTATACTGGTTCAACAGGTACGCAAGGTGTACAGGGTATTACTGGATATACAGGTTCAACTGGTACTCAAGGTATACGAGGTTTTACAGGTAGTACAGGTACACAAGGGTCAAGAGGATTTGTTGGCTCAACCGGTACACAAGGTATACCAGGTTATACCGGTAGCCGAGGTGCGTATGATGCTATTGGATTTACTGGTAGTGCCGGAGAAGGAGCAATACGTGTTGAAATAATGGGTATGTCTACCACTTCAACAGTATCTACAATTAATTTTTCAACAGGTACTAATGCGATATTAATAGGAAATACCTTAACAGTAACCGCTGCTGCCATGGGAGGTTATATTGGTAATTTTGACGGTGGTCGCCCAGACTCTAATTACGGTGGAATTACCAGCATTAACGCAGGGGGTGTTTCTGGATAAATATCTCTGAGCAGTTATAAAAGGCAAAAATGGCAATACAAATCCAATTTAGACGGGGTACAGCATTCGAATGGCATTCCGTAAACCCTAAACTTGCCGAAGGCGAAATGGGTATTGAAACCGATACCAATTTATTTAAAATTGGAAACGGTAATGATTACTGGGATGATTTAGACTACGGCGGTATACGTGGTTATACAGGATCTCGTAGTACCGCTAGTTTTATTATGGCTGTTTCTAACGTTTTATACGTTAGTAAATCTGGCAGTGATTTAAATGACGGTACTAGTTTAAATATCAGCAAACTTACTATTAAATCAGCCGTTGCCAGTGCAACTAGAGGCACTACTATCTTTGTTAAAAGCGGAGATTACGTAGAAGATACCCCCATTACCGTTCCTGATTTTGTCTCTATTATAGGTGATAATTTAAGATCAGTTAACGTTAGATCTACAACATCAACTAATGATATATTCTATGTCAACAATGGTTCATATATTGCACATATGACATTTCATGGTCATGAAGCACCCGCAGCAGCAATAGCATTTCCTGCTGATGGAAGTGCAGGTGTTATTTCAACTAGTCCATACATACAAAATTGTACAAGTATGACCTCAGATGGTACTGGTATGCGTGTAGATGGCAATTTGGCTCTGGGTACAAAGAGCATGATGGTTGATGCATTTACGCAGTATAATCAAGGCGGTATTGGTATACACATGTTAAACAACGGATATACTTCGTTAGTATCAGTGTTTACTATATGTTGCGATATAGGATTCCTATGTGAATCGGGTGGATTTTGTTCAATTACAAATAGTAATAGCAGTTTTGGTAATTATGCATTATATGCCGATGGTGTAGGTGCACCTAAATATAGCGGTAGAGTTAACGGTGCAACCAGTGGAAGAACATTTGTTATCGATAACTTAGGTGGCACTAAACCAGCAATTGGGGATGCTGTAAGTTTTGGAGATGGAAATTATTATACTGTTGCTTCAAGTACTGCATTTAAAACAGGATCAACCGATGTTATATATCCTACACTAACACTAGAAGATGCTGGATTAAGAAATGCCAGACAAATTATTTTAAATGAAAAAGCAAAATTACAAATTTTAACCACTAATCATATATTAGAAACATTTCCAGGGTTTGACTTTAATCAATTCAAATGTAGTAGGGATGTTGGATATATTATAGATGCTGTATGCTATGATATGGTATTGAATACTAATTATCAAAGTGTAAGCGCAGGATCAAGTTATTATAGAGTAGTATCTTATTATGGTGCTGGCTCAGAATCAACTCAAACCATAAATGCAATTAATTTTTTAAAAATTAAAGTATTAGAACTATTAACACCTGCTACCGACGCATATACACGTATTTCTAATTTGTTTGATATAATATTAGATATTATAGAAAATGGTTTAGTTGTAGTACCTGCTTTAACATATAATCCTCCTACTGGTGCCAGTACTTCTACAGTTAATGCGGTAACAATACTACAGGCAAATAAAGATTTCATAGCAGAAGGAACCGTAGAATATACTAGTAATTTTACCTACAATGCTGCTAAATGTTATAGAGATACTGGATTAATTGTTGATAGTATAGCATTTGACTTACTCTACGGAGGAACTAGTCAAAGTGCATTTGCAGGATTGCAATACTGGAATAAAACAAGTACTCCAACACAAATTGCTGGACAACTGACTACTACTAGCAATGCTATTGCTTACGCAAGAGATCTAACAGTTTCAATTGCTACATTGGCCGGCGGAGTACCTGCTACTACTTCAGTTACTGATAATTTTAATACACTATTAACTATTCTAAATTCAGGTACTGCTGGTGTTAGTGATTTAATTGTTCCTAATGGTGCTATTAGTACAGATACATATATTGTTGCTGCTTATAATGATATTATTGCCAACAAATCTACAATCCAAGGTAATACAGTTTCTTGGATTGATAGTAATTATCCAGATTTTACTTACAATACATCAACTTGTTATAGAGATGTAGGATATATTGTTGATAGTGTGGCATTTGATCTTTTGCATGGTGGTAATAGACAAAGTATAATGAGCGGCGTTTATTATTATGGTTTTGACAGTACTTCTACAGTAATCGCTAACGAAATCCCACAAACTACCGCTGCTTACAACTTTATTAGAGATATTTCTGCAAATATTATTAAAGGTAATTTAATAACAGGCACCTATCAATCTACTGTTACACAAACAGTAAGTATCAATACTGCTACTAATGTAGAAGTTGGATTAATTAATAGTAAAATATCTACGATCACAAATATTATTAAGTATGGTCCAAGTGTTGCTCCATCTAGAATACCTATTTCTCTTACACCAAATACTACTACAAATGTACTAAACGCATTTAATTTATTATTAGCCAATAGAGCATTTATACAAGCAGAAACTATTGCATATGTTAATACAAGTTATGTTGGACTAGTTTATAGTACAGCAACATGTAAGCGAGATGTGGGATATATTATAGATGCTGTGAGTTACGATTTATTGTATGGTGGCAATAGTCAAACTGCTAAGACTGCTGATGCATATTATAACGGAACTGTATTACAGATTTCAAATAACGAAAAATTAGCCACTATTGCTGCATATGAATACATTAAAGATATCATTGACGAGGTAGTAGTTAATACAATTGTATCACCTTTAGTAAGTGGATTATCTCAAGTTATATCTTATCCTGCTGCTACCCCGGCTGAATCTGCAAGAGCACAATCATTGGTAGATATAGTTTCTAATATAGTAGAAAACGATTATTCAAGTACTATTGTATTACAATCATCGGTTCTATCTTCCATCAATGATAATACAGTTGTAACTTTCCATCAATATAGTCAAATACAAAGTTCTGCACATAATTTTGAATGGATCGGAGCAGGTACAAATATCAACTCTGCATTGCCTTACTTGGGAGGAGAACCATTAAATGATCATCAAGCAGTGTCTATTAATGGCGGGAAAGTTTATTTTACAGGTACAGACCAACAGGGAGATTTTAGAATTGGAAATGACTTGGTTATAAATAACAGTATAGGAACAATTTCTGGAAGAACATTTACAAAAAGTTTATTTGCGGTTATGACACCTTATATTTTGGCAATCGGAGGATAACATAACATATGGCAACACTACCCTTAAACTCGTTTAAAACTAAAGCATTTGAATTAACTACTAGTACTCAAACTATCTATACCACGCCTGAACTTGTTACCACTATTGTTCTCGGTGCACAGGCTACTAATATTGGAGCAGTTCCTGTTACTGTAAAATTTACTTTGGTAAAAAATGCCACTGATTTCGTTATGCTTAAAGATTTTGAAATCCCAGTTAATGATGCTTGCGAAGTTACTACGGGAAAATTAGTAATTGAAAGTGGTGCATCTATTACTGCTAGTGCTGGTGCAAACAACAGTGTTAACTTAGTTTTAAGCATATTAGAAACCAGCAATGAGTAAAAGTAGATTATTCAGTGGTAAGATAAAAAAATTAAGCGGTGGTAATCTCACCGTTGATCGCTACGAATATCTAGATTCAAGCCAAGCAGAACCAGATTTGGGATTACCTTTTCTAGAAGGTAGTTTATTAACTGGCTCAACTTCAACTGCAATACGCACTTGGTCGAATATAATAACTGCTAATACAGAAACAGTTAACATATTATCTACTTTATCAAATTTTGGATTTACCTCTAGTAATGCATTACAGGTATCTGGTGGCGTTACCATTGGTGGATATTTAAATGTTGCTGGTAAAGCATATTTTAATAATGCTGAAGTTTTAACTACACAAAGCGGATTAAACAGTATATTAGGTGTATCTGTTATTAATCGAATATTATTAATTAGTACAACTACAAATTCAACATCAACTAATACAGGTGCTTTAATTGTTAATGGTGGTATCGGTATTGGAAGAGATTTATTTGTCGGCGGTACATTAACTGTTAATGGTGCATTGGTACTTACAACTGCTTCAATATCAGGATCAGCAGTAACTATAATTACTGCTGGAACCGATACAGCAGTTAGTACTAGCACCGGTGCAGTTACTATTTGGAATACCAGCACATTAGAATCAGTAACTGGCAGAGGTAATTCAACTACTAACATAATTTTAATTACTAATACAACTGATGCAACTTCAACTGATTCGGGAGCATTACAAGTAATAGGTGGTGCAGGAGTTGGTGGTGCATTATATGCAAATCAAATTTATGACCTGGGTAATAGAGTAGTTACAAATGTAACTCCATCCGGGTCAATGTATATTGGTATCGATGATTTAATATCAACTGGGACTTCAACTAGTTTTACAATAATTAATCTAGGTGTACAAACTTTAACGGCTGGTACTGATACCGCAGTAAGTAGCAATACTGGAACTATCACGATATGGAATACCAGCACACTACAAACTGTAAGCGATAGGGGTAATTCAACAACCAATGCTATATCAATTACTAATACAACTAGTGCAATTTCAACCACTTCGGGTGCGTTGACTATATCAGGTGGTGTTGGCGTTGGTGGTGATTTATATGTTGGTGGCATATTATATCAAAATGACCAGCAGATATTATCTACTGCTACTATCAATCAATACGCAAATCAAACAAGTATAAATGCGGGCACTGATACTGCAATAAGCACCAGTACCGGTAATATTACCATTTGGAATACTAGCACATTACAATCAGTTACTGATAGGGGCAATTCAACTACTAATGCTATAATAATTACCGATACTTCCTATACAATTTCAACTAATTCCGGTGCGTTACAAGTAGTTGGTAGTGTTGGTATTGGTGGTAATTTAGTAGTTGGAGGTAATTTATTTAATAACGATAAACAGATATTTGCCACGATTATAACAGCCGGTACTGATACTGCTATTAATACCAGCACCGGTAATATTACTATTTGGAATACCAGCACATTAGAATCAGTAACTGGCAGAGGTAATTCAACTACTAATACAATTTTAATAACCAACACAACTAGTGCAATTTCAACTGATTCAGGTGCGTTACAAGTAGCAGGTGGTGTTGGTATTGGCGGCGATCTATTTGTTGGCGGAGAAATAGTTGCTCAAAAGTTAACCATTGAATATACCACTATAACTACTACTATAGTTGAAACTGATGATATAATCAAAACATTTAATGCTACTCCTAGCACATCGACTGACACTGGTGCGTTGATTGTGGTAGGCGGGGTTGGTATTGGCGGCAATGTTAATATTGGTGGGAATTTAAACGTAAATGGTTCATTAGTAGTTACCACTGCTTCTATTAGTTCATCTGCGGTAACTTCGATCACGGCAGGCACTGACACCGCAATATCTGGAAGTATCGGTAGTATTACGATTTGGAATACTAGTACATTACAAACAGTAACTGATAGGGGCAGCAGCACCACCAACGCCGTATTGATATTGAGCACTGATGCATCAACGTCAACTACTACTGGTGCATTAGTAGTAGCAGGTGGCGCTGGTATTGGTGGTACAGTAAACGTTGGTGAACGTATATTCATTAATGGCGCTGAAGTATTAACGACTGCCAGTGTTAATCAATTTGCTAATCAGACTACAATTGTAGCAGGTACAGATACATCAATTAATACTAGTACTGGTAGCATTACTATTTGGAACACCAGCACATTAGAATCAGTTACTGGCAGAGGAAATTCAACTACTAATACAATTTTAATAACCAACACAACTAGTGCAATTTCAACTACTTCAGGTGCGTTACAAGTAGGTGGTGGTGTTGGTATTGGTGGTAATGTTTTTATTGGTGGTGACTTAAATGTTACTGGTGCTATTGTAGGCGGTGCATTGGTAGTTACTACTGCAACTATTAGTAAGTTAGCAGCAACATTAATTAGAGCAGGTACTGATACAGCAGTAAGTACCAGCACCGGTGAACTTACTGTTTGGAACACCAGCACATTAGAATCAGTTACTGGCAGAGGAAATTCAACTACTAATACAATTTTAATAACCAACACAACTAGTGCAATTTCAACTACTTCAGGTGCATTACAAGTAGCAGGTGGTGCTGGCATCGGTGGCGATTTATATGTTGGTGGGGGAATATTCTCTGGTGATCAACGTGTTGTTGCTACAACTATAACTGCTGGAACTGATACTGCAATAAGCAGCAGCACTGGTGCTATTACTGTTTGGAATACCAGCACACTACAATCAGTTACTGATAGAGGAAATACAACAACTAATGCTATATCAATTACTGATACTACAAATTCAACATCAACCAATACAGGTGCATTAACGATTACAGGTGGTGTTGGTATTGGAAGAAATTTATATGTAGGTGGATCATTAACTGTTGATGGTGCGTTGGTAATTACTACTTCATCTATTTCTAATTCAGCAGTAACATCAATTGCTGCGGGTACTGATACTGCTGTATCATCATTAATTGGTAATGTCACTATTTGGAATACCAGCACATTAGAATCAGTTACTGGCAGAGGAAATTCAACTACCAATACAATTTTAATTACTAATACAGCCAGTGCAATTTCAACTACTTCAGGTGCATTACAAGTAGCAGGTGGTATTGGTATTGGCGGCAATTTATTTGTTGGTGGCGAAATAGTTGCACAAAAATTAACTATTCAATATACAACAATTACCACTACATTAATTAAAACAGATGATGTAATTCAAACATATAATACTACTAATGCTAGTAACACCTATTCTGGTGCTTTACAAATCGCAGGCGGCGCTGGTATTGGTGGTGACTTATATATTGGTGGGGCCTTGTATCAAAATGGTCAACAAGTATTAACTACTGCCAGTGTTAATCAATTTGCTAATCAGACTACAATTGTAGCAGGCACAGATACATCAATTAATACTAGCACCGGTAATATTACTATTTGGAATACCAGCACATTAGAATCAGTAACTGGCAGAGGTAATTCAACTACTAATACAATTTTAATAACCAACACAACTAGTGCAATTTCAACTACTTCAGGTGCATTACAAGTAGCAGGTGGTGTTGGTATTGGCGGCAATTTATTTGTTGGTGGTGATGTTAATATTAACGGATCGTTGGTAATTACCACATCTTCTATTACTTCTTATGTAACTCCTACAATAATTACAGCAGGTACTGATACAGCAATTAACACCAGCACCGGTAATATTACAATTTGGAATACTAGCACATTACAAACTATTACCAATAGAGGTTCTACTACTACTAATGCTGTACGTATTACTAATACAACAATTTCAACATCGACAACTACTGGTGCATTAGTAGTTGACGGCGGAGTGGGTATTGGTGGCACTTTAAATGTAGCAAATACCAGTTACATAAATGGGGCAAAAATACTAACGGCAGCAGATTTAGAAACAATTACGTATACAGCAGCATATATTACAAATAATCCCGGGGTAGTTACTGGATTGATAGCAGTTGCCGGAACAAGTACAATTTATGGAACATATGATTTCGGTAGTGCTGCTGATATTTCAACTTTCAATGACTATAATACTGCAACTAATACTGGATTTTATAGTATTCATGATGCAGCAACTATCCCAGGAGCAATTACCTATATAGGATTTACTGGTATTGTTGATTTTAACCGTATGGTGTTGAATATTAACTATACTCAAAATTCAGGGCATACCCAACAAATTGATTTATACAATTGGACAACATTAAGTTGGGATACATTTTCTTCATATTCTGGATCTACTGGTTGGTTCCAATTCATCGAAGGTGTTATTGATGATCAACCATATATTTCAGGTGGAAAAGTTTGGGTTAGAATTTATCACGTTAGTTTTGGTAATACTGCACATAGAACCTGGATTGATTATGTTGCCCTTGAAAAATCTATTCAAGGTGGTCAAGGTCCGAGGGGTGCTACTGGTGCTACTGGCGCTCAAGGTATACAAGGTCTAACTACCACAACATCTAGCACATTTGTATTTTCTAACACATTATCAAGCACCGCAACTGTAACAGAAAATGCTGTTTACATAGCAGGTGGATTAGGCATTGGCAAATCATTAATGGTCACCGGCGAAGCATTGTTCTTGAATAATGTAACTTTTGCCGGTACATCTACTTATGTATATTCTACAAATACGTCCTATACTGATAACTTAATCAATATACATACACCTAGAGATTATAGTACAACTACAGATCATACTTGGACAGTAGATGATGGTAAAGATATTGGCTACATTTTTCACTATTATAAAAATAGCCAAGATAAAGATGCGTTCTTAGGGTTAGCCAACGATTCGGGATATTTAGAATGGTATTCTAATGGTACTGAGATAGGTGGCATATTTACTGGAACTGAATATGGAATATTCAAAACTGGTGGTATAATATTAACTAACACTACTTCTTCTATCAGCACATCTACTGGTGCATTAACAGTACGTGGCGGAGTTGGTATTGGCGGCGATTTGTATCTCGGTGGCTCCTTATATCAAAATGGTCAACAAGTATTAACTACTGCCAGTGTTAATCAATATGCAAATCAAACTGCAATTTATGCAGGTACTGATACAGCAGTTAGTGCTAATTCCGGTACACAAATTTATATTTGGAATACCAGTACATTACAAAGCATTACTGATAGAGGAAATTCAACTACTAATACAATTTTAATTACTAATACTTTAAATGCAACTTCAACTAATTCAGGTGCTTTACAAATAGTAGGTGGTGTTGGTATTGGTGGAAATTTAGTTGTTGGCGGGATTATAACTGCTACAACATTTGTTGGAACATTTACTGGATTAGCATCAACTGCAAGTTATGCTGTTACTTCTACAAATGTCGTAGTATCTACTGCAAGTAATAATGCTAATTATTATGTAACTTTTGTTTCGACTTCATCGGGGCAATTGGGTATTATATCAGATGCTGGTTCTAACTTTACTTATAATCCAGGTACTAGTGTTTTAAGAATTGCAGGAGAAACTACTGCAACTTCAACTACAACTGGTGCCCTACAAGTAGTCGGTGGGGTTGGAATCGGTGGAAATTTAGTAGTTGGTAATACTGCTACAATTACTAGTAAAGTTAATGCAACTTCAACTAACACAGGTGCTTTACAAGTTGCAGGTGGGGTTGGAATTGGCGGCAATTTATTTGTTGGCGGAACTTTTACCGCAACCGCAGTTTTTATCAATGGACAAAGTGTAGGACTAGGGTACACAGGTAGTACAGGTACACAAGGTATTCAAGGTGATAAAGGATGGACAGGTAGTGCAGGTTATACTGGTAGTGCTAGCACAGCAACTGGTTATACTGGTAGTAAAGGCGATACTGGTCCAGAAGGCGTAAGTGTTAATCTTGTTGGTAGTACTAGTACTGCAACTTCGGGAGCATTTAATGCTATTGATCCTATCCCTAAAAAGGGTGATGGTATCATCGTTACCTTTAATGGACATCTTTGGACATATACTACTACTACAGCCGCTGGAAACATTGTAGGATTTACAGATTCTGGCCCATTTGTTGGTTACACAGGAAGTAAAGGTGCAGACGGTGCCGGTTTTACTGGTTCAACTGGTACTCAAGGTATTCAAGGTTGGACAGGTAGTGCTGGTTATACAGGTTCTACCGGTACACAAGGTTATACAGGTTCAACAGGTACTGGATACACCGGGTCCGCAAGTACAGCATCTGGATATACCGGTAGTCAAGGTTATACCGGTAGCAGAGGTGGTTTTGATGCCACACAAGTTATTAGTACACAGACAGGTACCTCATATACCCTAGCATTAACAGATGCTGGTTATTTAATTAACTTTTCTAACGCAGCAGGAACTACGGTTACAATACCGGCCGATAGTAGTGTTAACTTTAATATTGGTCAACGTGTAGATCTAGAACAATACAATGTAGGACCCGTAGTTGTTAGTCCAAGTGTCGGTGTTACATTACATAGTACCGATAGTCCTATATTAACAAATCAGTATAGTATCGGTACTTTGATAAAAATTGGAGCAAATGAATGGACATTTGCCGGCCCTGCAACTAGTGCAGCAGGATATCAAGGTAGTGTTGGCTATACAGGGTCAACTGGTACGTTGGGTTATAGTGGAAGTAGAGGTGGTTTTGACGCCACACAAGTTATTAGTACACAGACAGGTACCTCATATACCCTAGCATTAGCAGATGCAGGTGTATTAATTAACTTTTCTAATGCAGCAGGAACTACGGTTACAGTACCGGCTGATAGTAGTGTTAACTTTAATATTGGTCAACGTATTGATTTAGAACAATACAATGTAGGTCCCGTAGTTGTTAGTCCAGGTGCCGGTGTTACATTACATAGTACCGATAGTCCTATATTAACAAATCAGTATAGTATCGGTACTTTGATAAAAATCGGAGCAAATGAATGGACCTTTGCCGGACCTTCGGCTACTGCTGCTGGATACCAAGGTAGTGCTGGCTATACAGGGTCAACTGGTACAATTGGTTATACTGGCAGTAGAGGTGGTTTTGAAGCCACGCAGGTTATTAGTACGCAAACAGGTACCGCATATACCTTGGTATTAACAGATGCTGGTTATTTAATTAATTTTATTAACTCAGTTGGTACCACTGTTGCTATTCCTTTGGATAGTAGTGTTAATTTTAATGTTGGTCAACGTATTGATTTAACACAGGGTAATACAGGTCCTGTAATTGTTAGTCCAGTTTCAGGTGTTACATTACATAGTAGCGATAGTCCTATATTAACAAATCAGTATAGTATCGGTACTTTGATAAAAATTGGAGTAAATGAATGGACATTTGCTGGACCTGCTACTTATACTGCCGGTTATGCTGGTTCACAAGGATATTGGGGTTCTGTAGGCTACACAGGTTCAACAGGTACACAAGGTATCAGTGGTTATACTGGTTCAACTGGTACACAAGGTGTAATAGGATTTACAGGTTCAACTGGTACACAAGGGGAATCGGGGTATTGGGGATCAGTAGGTTATACTGGATCTGCTAGTACTGCTACAGGATATACTGGATCATATAGTACTGCTACAACCACTCCGTTTAGTGTATTAAATACTACAACTGGGGGATCAACCACTACAGGTGCATTGATAGTACAAGGTGGAGTTGGAATTGGCGGTTCTGTATATATAGGTAATAATTTATATGTAAGTAATGGTTCACAAGTAATACCAACTACTATACAAGAATTTACTGCTACTAGCGGGCAAACTATATTCACTCCTAGTAGCGCATATACTGTGGGAACAGTACAAGTTTTTGCTAACGGTGTTGCTTTAGGTAACGGAGATTTTACAGCATCAAATGGTACTACTATTGTTCTGTATCAAGGTAGAACTACAGGTGATATTATTAGGGTTATTGCAGGGGTTAGTAGCACGGGCGTTAACAATATTAAGGCATTTAGTATCGCAATGAGTGTAGCAATGGGCGGATAATGGATAATTAAGTAGTAACCGAGGACAACTAATAAAATGTCAAAACAATTGATAAGATCATATGTATTCACTCCAGGCATTGCCGGAAGTGGAACTGTGGAAATAATGGGCAGATGGGCCCTGGAACAGATCACTTTGATCACTAATGTCACACGAAATACTTTTTTATATAATTTTGCAGATGCTGCTTTTATTGGAACTAGTGTAACATTTAATCGTGCCAATAGCACTAATTTTCCACAAGCATTACAAGGTAGTGATGGAACTACTACAATTAATCTAGCAATAAACACTACTGGTTATAGTAGTGGTGATTCTCTACAAATATTTGTCGAACGTGCTGAAACTATTACAAGACCGTGGGCTATGGGCACAGATGCGTTTGAACGTACACGTACCGCTAGCCCACAAAGTATGTTGGATGCTGACTTTGAATATGGACTACAACCCACAAAATGGCAAACCATTAGTACTGTGCGTGGTTATCCGGGCATTTATGAAATTCCAGGTACTGATTTAACCATATTATCTATAACTACAAATGCTAGTGGTGGTGGCTCTAATCCAAATGTTGAAAGTCTAATCACAGTAACTTCTTCAGTTCCACATCAATTAAGCACAGGAACAGCAATAACTATACAAAATTTAGATGCAACTATATCAGGAGCAGATCGTGCTCAGGGTTCATTTATTGTAAATTCTATAATTAATACTTATACATTTACATATTATGCTAGAGCACAGGTATCAACAACAGTGGGTTCTAGTATTTTAACTGCGTATACTATTGTACGTCGAGGTGGATTCTATACCGGTTCTGCTATTGGCTCAACAACATTTAGTGATAACGGAACTGGCGGCTCCAGTACCACAGCCACTATTACAGTAACATTTGTTAACAATCACGGATTAACACCGGGGTCGGGTATACTTGCAGTGATTAATAGTGATAATGGTAGTAATAATCATACACTTGCTCAAGGACCATTTTATGTACAATCAGTACCTAGTCCGACTACATTAACATATAAAGCAAGAAACGTAGGTGCATTTACCGGCACTCCAACAGGTGTTTTATATTCAAGAGCAGATAGTTTCTATACACATAGACCATTTGACGGCGGGGTGAGTTTAGGTGCAGGCGGTCCTAATCACGGTAGTCAAGCAGCACGTATGAGTAAAAAATATATACGTTATCAATCAGGCAAAGCCATTAACTATAATACTGCTGCTCTTTTTGCTCCTAATTATAATATTAGAAGTATTATTTCAACAGGACTTACTACAGGTAGTACCATCACTGTTACAGTCGATGATTTAGATCATGGATTGCAAGCAGGGTCTGGTGTTATTTTAAATAATATTACTAGCACCGGATATAACGGTATATATACAGTAGCAAGTATAGTAGATGAACGTTCTATTACTGTTACCGCTACTTCTGTTCTTAGTACAACAACCGCAGTGTTTGGTGTTAACACATATTTGTCTCATACAACATGGCATGGATCTACAGTTAGAGCAGGTACATTTGATGAACAGAATGGAATATATTGGCAATATGATGGTATGCAAATGGCTATTGGACTAAGAACTAGTACATTACAATTAACGGGAACAGTGACTGCTACGCCTGATTCAAATTTGATCACTGGATATAATACACAATTTACTAACCAATTAGTTGCAGGCGACCGCGTGGTTATTAAAGGCATGACTCATACAGTATCTGCTATCACTAGCGCAACATATATGTATGTAAATCCAGATTATCGAGGTAGTACTACTAGTACTAACGCTAAAATGGTTAAAGTTACTGATATTTTAGTTCCACAGAGTCAATGGAATATGGATCGTTGCGATGGCACCAATAACGCATTTAATCCCAGCGGATATAATTTATTACCCTATTCATTGCAAATGATCGGATTACAGTGGACATGGTACGGTGCTGGATTTATTGATTGGATGTTACGTGGCCCAGATGGTAATTACATGACCGTCCATCGTATAAAAAATAGTAATATTAATAAAGAAGCATATATGCGTACTGGTAATCAACCTGTTCGTTATGAAGTTATCAATGAAGGTGCCCGTGATATGCTGTCAGTAGCAATTAACAATGTGACTACTGCAATGACATTGACTAATGTTACATATTTTCCTGCTTCGGGAACAGTCTATGTTGACAATGAATTAATTAGTTACACAAGTAAAACTACCGCTACTAACACATTAAATGGATTAACTAGAGCAGCAGCATTAACACCGTGGGTAAATGGTAGTACACAAAATTTCACAGCAGGTACCGCAGCATCACATACTGCCGGAACTGGAGTAATATTAGTTAGTCAAACTGCTAGTCCGACTATTAGTCATTGGGGAAGTGCATTCTTAACAGATGGCGGATTTGATCAAGATCGTGGATATATTTTTAACTATCAGTCGCCTAACATCACCGTAAGTACTGTAAAGAAAGCGGCCTTTGCAATTAGACTAGCACCTAGCGTAAGTAATGCTACTGTAGGTGATTTAGGAGTAAGAGATTTAATTAATCGAAGCCAATTGTTGTTACAGACAATTGAAAATACAGCGGGTGTTGCCGCAGGTAGTCAGGCTATTGTTATTGAAGGGGTTTTAAATCCGAGTAATTTTCCTAACACAGTAACTAATATTACATGGTACTCATTACAAGGTGGAGTAGCGGGTGGTAGTCAAATTGGTTCAGGACAACCTAGTTTTGCACAAATTGCTCCTAGTAATTATATTAACTTTGATGGAAGTTTTACTACAGGTACACAATTAAGTCAAACTATGTCAACTGGTACATATACAATATCTGTAGCAAGTACGGCTAGTATTGCTATAGGTGATGCAATTGTTACTACAAATTCAACACCAGGTGGTACAGGTATTCAAGGAAATACCCTAGTACAGGCTATCGGTAATAATACGATTTTATTAACACAACCATTGCTGAGTACTTTACAAAATAACACGCCAATAACATTCTATCGAAATAATTGGGCAGTTCCCGGAGAAACAATTTTCTCATTCATATCCAGTCCTGCTAATAAAGATACATTAGAATTAACATCATTGAAAGAATTAACTAATACACCATTAGGTGGTAGAGGTACATATCCAAACGGACCAGACACATTGTTTATTAATGTTTACTTAACCTCTGGTCCAAGTATACAAACTAACTTAGTTTTACGTTGGGGTGAGGCACAAGCATAATGAGTCAAGCCAGTCAATTATCCTTTATTGATAATGTTGCGGGTCAGATAACGATCACAACAACCACGGCTAGTAATTCTACTAGTACAGGTGCATTAATTGTAGCAGGTGGTGCAGGGGTAGGCAAAGATTTATATGTTGGTGGTACTATCTATGGTAATACCATTTATAGCGGTGGTTTACCTGTATTAACTAGCGGTACAACATTTAATGGCGGCACTGTTGCAGGTACTATTAGTATTACAAATACTGCCAGTTCAACTTCGAGTAATACAGGTGCATTGGTAGTTGCAGGTGGGGCTGGAATTGGTAAAAATTTATATGTAGCAGGTACCATTTATCAAAATGGTGTTGCAGTTGCTACTGCTGCTGGATCGGCATCTGGTTCAATAACCATGTACCAATCTGGATTTTTAAGTGTTACACAGGGAACACAGCGTTGGTATGCACCTTATAATTTAAATATTACTTCTATTAAAACCAAAGTTGGAACTGCAGGTAGTAACGCTAATCTTATTACTATAAATCGCAACTCTACAGCTACTATTAATATAACAATTAATGGTGCAGCAACTAGTGGAACAACTTATACAACACCGTTATACATGGTTGAGGATGATTATCTTACGGTAGATGTTACTCCCATTCTTCCGCAGACTACTACAGCAACTAATTTGTATGTACAGTTTAAATATCAAGCGGCATAAATGGTATAAATATTTAAAAGAACTTCCAAAATGACAATTTTAAGAACAAATTATTACTCAGCAAACCTTCCTACTGTGATAGAGGATCCTACTCCCGGTGCTGATCTTATATTTTTTCAAAATGAGGGCTATAAATCAAGCACATTAGGTGCTATTTTCAATACTACCATATCATATAATGTAGCAGGTACCGGGTATAGCACCTGGGGTACTTCAAACTTTCAACAAAATACAGATGGTTGGTACTGGCAAGGCGCACTGGTACTCAATGGCGAAGTTACTCACTGTAAACATTTAAGTGTGGCAGTTAATGATTATAGAAATAATTTAGATCATTCGCCCTGGGCATCAATGGATCTTACCAATAAGATAAAACCCATACAATATTATACCAATGGAACTAATAATTTAGTACAGGCGTTTCAAAATGTTCAAGGTACTGCGGGTGGAAATAATTATACAGTCTGGCTACGTAGACAAAATACCGCATTCAATTTAAACGTTGGAAATCCTACATATAATGCAAATCCGTCTTCCACTAGTAATACAGCATTTCCTGTATATAGAAATCCAACAACTAATAATATAGTATGTGTGGGGAATTATAATGCTAGTGCATATCATCCCGGTGCATATGCTGGATATAATATAAACAATGCCTTCACTGTTTCCACTCCAACTGTTAATGGGGTTACTGCTGTAACCAACGCATCCTGCCAATTTGTCGGTGTCGGAGTTGGTGGATTGGGTCTTACATTAGTTAATGATGTTAACAATGATTACACTCAAACATTTTATAGATATAATGACAGTGCTAATACTGCTGTTACTCTTAATACATATAACCTTCCGATACAAACAACTAGTACAAACGGTATCGGTGTTTATCAAATAAGCACTTATCATCAAACCCTTACAGGTAGTATTACAGTTACAGGTACAAGCCCCGCAGCCAGCGTAACTGGATATGTAGTTGGAAGAACACTTAGCGTTACAGGCGTTACCTCTGGATTCATAGCTGTTGGTCAAACTATATCAGGTACTGGTATAATTACAGGTACTACTATAGTTTCTACAGGTACTAATGTTACTACTAATGCGGGTGGTATTAGAACTAATGCATATCTACCAAAATATGCTAGTTCGACATTTGTTGATTTATCTACTTCAACAACCCGTGGATTCTATCTTCCTTTCTTTGATACAAATAGCACTTTCCAACCATTCTATTATCAATGGAATACCATAACTGATAACTTTGTTAGAAATCAAGATATTAGAGTATTATATACTGCATCTAACATGTTAACATATTGGACACCTGAAACTGCCAGCGGTACTTCAGTGAATGTAACGTATGGTTCACAACGTGCTTGGTATAATGAATCATTTATATATAACAATGTTAGATACCTAACATTCATGCAGTTGCATGGTGCTGGTACAGTCCTGGATGCAAGTGATAAACAAAGAACGTTTATGACCTATGTGGTTGATACATCAACTTATAAAACATTGACATATCATAGTAGTGTTGTAATTCCTGCTACTCCTAAAAATATAGTTTGGTTAAATGACACTAGAACATCTGTTGGTGTATTTGGTCACACAGCGTTCTGGATTTATAGTTTCACAGCAGCCGGTTGGACTTTGGTTAAAACTGAACCATATGCGTTTAGTGCTGTAGGTAGAGATAGTTTAGGTAGAGTATGGGGTATGGACTCTGGCCCGCTAGGTGGTGGTAGAGCACATGTAATTTTAAGTGATGCAACCTCAATACCTGCTACTATATCGTTGGTTCCAAGTCAACAAATGTTTAACTACACTGGAACTAATCAATTATTTACATTTACATTAGATGCATTCAATTCGTTAAGTGCTAGAATAGCGGTATCGGTTACTTTAACTGTAACTGGAAATTCTTTAAGAATATTAGATGGAGCAAATAATCAGTATACTTCGTACACCACTTCCACAAGTGCTAGTACAAGTACAATAATTAATGCTGCTATTATTGCTGCTGGTCCGAGTAGCATATCAACCACTATTGCTCTATGATAAATATGGAAAAGAGATAAAATAAATGGCTATAATTAAAACTATTAGGAATCCAGTAAATGTAGCATCTATGTTTGAAGATCCGCAGCCTGGATCGGATTACATATATATACAGCATGATCAATATAGTAAAACTACATTGAATCCTATATTTAATGGAGGACTTGTTCTTTCTACTAATGGTACTATAAGTACCAGTAATGGTTTTGGCTATTCTAATCCCCTAATAACTTCTTATAGAATGAGTGGGATATTAATGCTTGCAGGTGAAACAACTCATGTACGTCACTCTTTATTCAATACAGTTAATAACCATCAAAACAATTTAGATTTTGCACCATTTGTATCTATGGATACAAATTATAAACCAACACCGATGAAGTATTTCACAGATGGTACTAACAATCTTGTAGTGGCAAATTATAATTACATAGATCCAACTCCAGGTACTCAAACTATATATAACAATTGCTACCCAGTAACTTGGGCAAAATTAAATACTACCCCATCTGATCTAGCAAATTCTGGATATCTAACTTGGATTGCCAGTAGTGGTGGTAATTTTGGATCAACCGTTGCAGGTGGTACTGGGTGCGGCGGATATCCTATATATAGAAATCCGGCAACTAATAACCTAGTATGGATTGCACATGACTACTGGGGTGACAATAACCAATATACTTCTAACTATGCTTGGACTCCGACTGCCATTCTCGGTGCCGCAACAACTCCTATTTTTGCCGCTAGTTATTCAAGACAAGCAGTAGGTGTTAATAGAAATTATACTGGGCAATTCATGGGGCCCAGTGTATTAGATAACTTTACCCTACAATTGAATACTTCTGTACAGTATGATTACTATCATTACTTTTACAAATATAATGACAGTAATAATACATACTCAACATTAAACAGTTATACTACTCAACCATATCCGTCAGGTACAGGTGGTATTGGTACTTATGTAGTTAGTAGATACCAAGGATCTGTGGCTAGCACAACAATTACCGGTACAGGTGTAGGTGCAGCCAGTGTGACTGGTTTTATTAATGGTAACTTTCTTACCGTTACTAGTACTTCCTCTGGATTAATTGCTGTGGGACAAACATTGTCCGGAACTGGAATAATCACTGGTACTACAGTATTGTCATTTACTACAAGTACAATTATAACAGGTGATAGAACAACAAACTATGGTGGGTATATTCCGAAGTTTGCCAGTAAACTATTTACAGATACTATCAGTACCACAGTTACCAATTCAGTGGGATTCTATGTTCCATACGTTGATGCGGCTGGTAGATATCACCCTATGTATTTTAATTGGGATAAAACTAGAGATTTTATTGCACGTTATACAGACATAGGAATGTATTATACTGCAACAAATACTACTACAAATCTTGCAACTTATTGGTTACATGATACCTATAGTGCTACATCAGTTGATACTCAATATGGAATGCAACGTGCTTGGTATAATGAAACATTCGTAGGTAGTGATAATAAAAGATATCTAACATTTATGCAATTGCATGGTGCTGGTGGTGTTGCTGATTCAAACGAAAAACAAAGAACGTTTATGACGTATACTATTAATACGTCCAGTTATAGACAATTATTTTTCCATAGCAATCTTATTATTCCTCAGACACCTAAAAATATATGTTGGCTAACTGATGATCGTACATTATTATCAGTAATTTGTCATAGCGCAACATATATATATACTTTTAATACATCCACTGGTTGGACTAATACAGCAACATTCCCATATCAATACAATGCTGTAGGTAGAGATAATTTAGGTAGAGTATGGGCACACGATGCTGGATTTACAGGTTATGGTAGATTGCATCTATTGTCCGGGGTACCGGCAACTGTTTCTGTAGTATCAACAGCAAGTTCATACAATTATGCTGGTACCGCAATTCCTACATCTTTCTTAGTTGATGCATACGATTTAACCGGTAGCAGAATGACTGCAACTATTAATCTGTCTGTAGTAGGAAATTCTCTAAAATTAACAACAAGTAGTGGAAGTACAAACTATTTTAATTCGCTAACTGTAGTTACTAGTAATTCGACTAGTACAGTAGCATATGGAACTGTGATCACTAATGGTTATAGCAATATTACAACCACAATAACAATATAAAAGGATATAATAAAAATGGCGTTTACAACTGAAAAAGTTATACATGTTGATGCTTTAAATCAAGTACATATAAAAAAATATGTGTCCAGACTTAATGGAACAGTATTAAACATCAGTGAGGTTAGAACTGATGAAGCCGAGCAAGAGATTGAAGTATTAATAATGCAACAACCTTGGAAATGCCACCCCGACGGTAGCAGAGAAAATTTCACTACTGAAGAAGATGCTGCCGCTTGGTTAGAATCAGTTAAAGACTCATTCTTATCATAAACTAAGAGATACTTAAAATGGCTGTAATTAAAACAATTAGAAATCCAATAAATGTAAATTCTGTATTTGAAGATCCTGTTCCAGGATCTGATTATCTTTATTTTCAGTATGATGCATATACTAAGACTACTTTAGCACCATTGCATGATATCGGAATGATTTATTCTACCGCTGGTACTATAGGTACTGGTAATACTTTTGGATATTCTGGTTTACCTGACCAATACAGAATTGGTGGTATTTTGCAGTTAAATGGCGAAACTACTCATGTAAGACATAGTACATTTAATACAGTTAACACTCAGGCCAATAATTTAGATTTCGCACCATTTGTTGTCATGGATGGCGTTAATAAACCATTTCCTGTAAAATATTTTACAGATGGCACTAACAATCTTGTAATATCAAATTATAACTATGCAAACCCTACAGGTGCTACTCAAACTATATATAACGCCTGTTTCCCGGTAACTTGGACAAAATTAAATACCAGCAGCAAGGATTTATATTCATCTGGATATCTAACTGGCATTTACTCGTCAGGTGGTAATTTTGGATCAAACGTTGCAGGTGGTACTGGGTGTGGCGGATTTCCTGTATATAGAAATCCAGCAACTAATAACCTAGTATGGATTGCACATGACTACTGGGGTAACAATGACCAATATACCTCTAGTTATGGTTGGACTCCTACTGCCATTGTTGGTGCTGCATTTGCTCCTATATTTACCGCATCAGCAAATAGACAAGCAGTGGGTGTTAGTAGAAATTATTCTAATCAATTAGTGGGTGTTAGTAAATTAGATAATTTTACAATTCAATTACACCAGTCTGTACAATATGACGGTGTTTCTTATTTTTACAAATATTTTGATACAAATAATACATACTCAACATTAAATAGTTTTACTTCTCAACCAACAGCAGCAGGCGTTGGTGGAGTTGGTACTTATAATCTTAGTACTTCTACTAGTACTGCTGCGTTAAACTTCAGTACATCTACATGGTGGTTTGTGTTTACCGCTACCAATTATACTTCTACTTTTTCTGGAACCGCTACAGTATCGGGCAGTGTATTAAACGTGGTTGGTGCAACTACTGGTACATTAGCAGTAGGGATGACTATTACTCAAATATCGGCTAATTTCTCTACTGGTACTACTATCGGTTCTATATCATATCCTGCTTATACAGGTACTACAATTGTTTCTTTAGGGCAAGGAACTAATGCAGGAGGAGATAGAACATCGAGTTTTGGTGGATATATTCCAAAGTTTGCTAGTAAAACATTTACAGATACTAGTACCGCTACTACACTGGGATTTTATATTCCATTTGTAGATAATAAAGGATTTTATAATCCATTGTATTATCGATGGAATCAGAGTAATGATATCTTTACTCGTTTAACTGACATAACAGTAGTATATCCTACAGGAAATAGTCAAAGTTCTTATTGGACTAATGATACCTTCAGTGGTACTTCACTTGATAGTCAATACGGAATGCAACGTGTTTGGTATAATGAAACATTTGTGTCTGGTGGTATTAGATATCTAATATTCATGCAATTGCATGGTGCTGGTGGCGTGTTTGATAATTATCCGTTAATGCGTACATTCCCTACATATAGTGTTGATACATCAACATATAAGACATTAACATACACTGGTAAAATTGAAGTACCGGCGACTGCTAAAAATATAGTATGGCTTAGCGATGATAGAACTATTTTAGGTATATTCTGTCATGCTAACTTCTATGTATATACTTTTAGTTCTAGCAGCGGTTGGACACAGACCGGAAACTTCCCATATCAATTTAATGCTGTAGGTCGAGATAATTTAGGTCGTATATGGGCACAGGATACTGGATTAGGTTGGGGTAGAGTACATTTATTAACATTAAACGTACCTATATCAATTGTAGTTACTCCTGATGCAACTAGTTATAATTTTGCAGGTACAACTGTCAGTTCAAACTTGACTGTGAATGCATTTAGTTATAGTGGGGCAAGGATTGCAACTTCAGTTAAATTGGTTATTGATGGCGGCGCAATGACATTTGCTGGTAGTAACCTGACTAAAACTATAACAACTTCCGCTTCAGGCGATACCGTAGTTCCTATTACTATTACCGGAGGCGGCGTGAGCAATATCATTGCCAGTGCTGTAGTTTCATAATGGGAACATACTTAGGTGCCATTGATCTTGTAACACAAAATCAAGTAACTATCTTTGCAAGAGTTGGTATTAATCCCTCTGATAGATTGGTGGGAGATATTGCCCCTGGTAATACACAAATTACTGTTTATAATAAATCAGTTGGAATAAAACAAGTCGGCACTCAAATATCAGCAGAATTAAATGTAACTAGATCCATTGCTGATAACATGGGCGGAACACAACTGTTTAACCCTGTAGATACCCCTTTATCATTTTACAGTACACCACCCGCTAGTGGTTATTCAAGTTTTAATAAACAAGTTGGAACAGATTTTGGATCATTGACCGCAACTGCTACTAATTTTAGTAGTCAATTATTCAATACACCTGGAACATATAGTTGGACAGTTCCAGAGGGTGTTACTAGTATAAGTGTAGCAGGAGTTGGTGGGGGCGGCGGCGGCTCACAAAAAACAACAGGTGGAAGTGGTGGTGGCGGAGGCTTAATAAGTTATTCAAATTCAATATCAGTAACACCAGGTACAACTTGTACCATTGTGGTAGGTGGCGGCGGTGTAACTGGGTCAACTTTTGGACTTAACGGTAGCAGTACATATATGCTATTACCGGGCAGTAATGTGCCCATAGTTATTGCACAAGGTGGTGCTGGTGGGGATTCTATATATTGGCTATCAAATAGTATTGGTACAGCATCATATACAGATGCTAGCGGAATAGTTACTACTCAATCAGCATATGATCCTGCTGGAGGTAACATTACATATTCAATTAGTTCCGGCTCATTACCTAGCGGTGCTAGTTTTAATACCAGTACAGGTGCTATATCATGGACATTTCAAAATTTATTAGCAGATACTGAATATACGCCTTTTAACATTTCTGCAACAAATGGAACTCAAACTATAACAAAACCGTTTACTCTTAAAATTCTTAAGGTAAGACTAGCAAGTTACTTGATAGTTGGTGGAGGTGGAAGTGGTGGCGCATCATTCGGTGGTGGTGGCGGTGCTGGCGGACTTTTAAGTGGTACTGCTAATATTACTCCTGGAGCTACATATACTATTACTGTCGGTGGAGGCGCAGCACAATCAGCAGCAGCAGATTCTACTATTGGATTAACTGGACAAAGTTCTTCTGCGCTTGGTTTAACTGCACTAGGTGGGGGTGGTGGTGGTTCATACCTAAATGCCGGCGGATCCAATACATCAGGCGGTTCGGGCGGCGGCGGCGGCTCAAGTGAAACTAACACCACATATGCTGGTGCTGGTGGTACTGCTGGTCAAGGTAATAATGGTGGTGCTGGATTAGGCGTAAATGGTTATGTTGCAGGTGGTGGTGGTGGGGCTTTTAGTGTCGGACAACCTGCTGTAGCCAGTACTAGAGGTGGTAATGGTGGTACTGGAACTTTTACAACTTTAATTAGTACAACTACTGCGATATCATTGGGTATAGGACAATATGTAACTGCTACTAACGCTATATATTTTGCTGGCGGCGGGGGAGGTGCATCATACCAATATAGTAATGGAACAATACCAGGTGTTGGTGGTCCAGGGGGTGGAGGTAACGCAACAGGTGGACAGGGTGTGCGTGGTACTGCTGCTCAGGGTTATACAGGTGGCGGAGGTGGCGGCGGGGGATACACTGCTGGTGGTGGTGGCGGCGGGGGTGCTGGTGCTGGTGGAATCGTTATTATTAGTTACGCTGATACAGCGGCTGCTGCAACAACACCCTTAGGGAATCCGACATATATAGTGTCAGGTGGGTTTAGAACATATGTTTTCACTAGTACCGGATCAATTATATTTAATTAAAAATTATGCCTAATTATGTAAATGTTGATTATTTTATAGTTGGTGGTGGCGGTGGCGGCACCGGCGGCGCCAACGGCGGTTCTCCCGGTGGTGCTGGTGGTGTTCGTTCAGGTACATTATCCACCGTAGTACAAGGTTTAACATATAATGTTACTGTGGGAAAAGGCGGTACAGGCACAACTGCTGTTTCTTCTTTTGCAGGTTCTACCAGTACATTTGCTACAATATCTGCTTCGGGTGGTGGTGCTGGATCTCTTAATGCAGCAGGTGGGTCTGGTGGATCAGGTGCAGGTGGTCCTGGATCAAGTAGTAGTTTTGCAGGTGGTTCTGGAAATATCGGATCATATAGCCCAGTTGAAGGTTATGCAGGTGGTAATAATAATGTTACAAGTCCGTACCCTGCGGGGGGTGGTGGTGGTGCCGGTGCTGCTGGTATAGCGGGAACCGGCTCAGTATCTGGTAAAGGTGGTACTGGAACTTTTACAACTTTAATTAGTACAACTACTGCGATATCATTGGGTATAGGACAATATGTAACTGCTACTAATGCTGTATACTTTGCTGGCGGTGGTGGTGGCGGTGGTACTAGTCAAGGTGCTACTCCTGCTATCGGTGGTGTTGGTGGTGGAGGTGCTGGCGGTGCCGGTGCCGCCGGGGGTAGTGGAACTAGTGGAATTAACTATACCGGTGGCGGCGGCGGTGGTGGCGGTAATGCTGCTGGTCTACTTGGAGGTAATGGTGGCACTGGAGTAGTCTTACTAAGAACTATAACAACTTCTGCGTCTGTTATTACTAATGCTAATTTTTCTGTATCATCCGGTACTTATACAACATATATTTTTACAGCATCAGGCTACATAAATTTTGGTACACCGGTATCGTCTTCAGCACCTTTAGCAAATTATGGAGCATTAGTAGATGTTTTGCTGGTAGCCGGTGGCGGCGGTGGTGGATCCGATATGGGTGGCGGCGGTGGCGCGGGTGGTCTAACTACTAGTAATCAATATCTAAGCCCCGGTACATATGCTATAACAGTAGGTAGTGGAGGTAGTGGAGCACCAGCAGGTGTTAGTCAGATACGTGGTACTAATGGTACTGATAGTATGCTTATTAGTACTGCTAATACTGTTTCATATAGTGTTATGTTTCAAGGGTCACAATCAATAAGCACGCCGGCTTCTGCGGCATTTTTATTGGCTGGAGATTTTACTGTTGAAGGTTGGCTATATAGATTTGCAACCGGTGATGCTTCTATGATACTTCAAGGCGTAAGTCCGTATTTTGCAATAAATGTTAACCCAGGAACAGGTTTTAACATTTATTTAAATAATGCTACTGCTAATCTTGTTGTAACTGATAGAGTCCCTGCAATTCAAACTTGGAATCATGTGGCATTAGTTCGTAGAAGTGGTATTATTTCAGTTTATTTAAACGGTATTGCCTCTGCTACAACAGCATCAAATGTAACTACTCTTGGATACAATGCTATTTTCTATATAGGAGCGTTAGGAGTCCAAGCCTCAGGTAGCACACAGGGTTATATTTCAAATGTTAGAGTTACTAATGGCACTGCATTATATACAGGAACTTTTACTCCATCATCTATACCATTAACCACTGTTACCAATACAATTTTATTAGCATGTTCAAGTAGTACATATACTAAAGATTATAGTACCAGTAGTTTTGCATTAGTAGCAAATGGTTTGTTAGCAGGAAGTCCTACCTCATTATTATGGAATCCATTTAATGCATATAATACTGTAGTCGGTGGTGGTGGTGGGGCTTCAGAATATGTTAATAATAATAGTCCAGCCGCTTTTGGTGGATCAGGTGGCGGGGTTGCTGGATCTTCCAGTGTAACTTTTGGACTAGGTATAACAGGTCAAGGTAATCAAGGTGGTGCTTCAGGTGGTAGTTATTATCCAGGTGGAGGTGGCGGCGCCGTTTTAGTCGGTACAAGTGGAGTAGGTACAGGTGCCAAAGGTGGTGATGGTTTTTCAAGTTCTTTATTAGGAACTACATATTACTGGGCAGGTGGTGGTGGTGGTGCTGGCTACAGCAATATTGCCGGTAATGGCGGTGCAGGCGGAGGTGGTGGTGGTGCTCCACTTAATGGAGGCAGCGTCTCCGGTACTGGAGGTGGTTATGGTAATACACAGGGTATAAATGCTGGATCCAATGCAATAGCAGGTACTTTGGTTGCTCAAACAAACGTAGCAGGTGGTAGTGCTGGTGCTAATACTGGTGGTGGTGGCGGTGGTAGTTCACACTATAACTTAACTAACCCCGGTGGTAGTGGTGGTAGTGGTGCTGTTATTATACGTTATGCAGGACTACAAAAAGCCACTGGAGGAACTGTATATTCATATACTTCTGGAACTACTGTTTATACAGCACATGCATTTTTCTCAAGTGATGTTCTTACATTAAACCCCTCGCCCGTAAATCCTCAACAGAATGGAGGACCGGGCGGTCCATACGGTGGTGGCGGTGGCGGTGGCGGGAATTGGGTTGGTAGTTCAGGTGGCCTTGGATCACCTGGATCGTCATTGGGTAGTGGATATCCAGGGTCGAGTGGTAGTGGTGGTGGTGGTGGAACATCAGTTACCACATCTACTAGCGGTGGTGGTGGTGTAGATATCTACGGTTTAAGCAATAGTGGTAGTGCTGGTGCTGTTAATTCACCGGGAACTGCTGGATCAACATTCATCTCTAACGGTGGTGGTAAACCCGGAGTTGGTGGCAACGGTGGATTATATGGTGGTGGTGGCGCTGGTGCAGCGGTATCATCAGTTGATACCACCACAGGAAATGGGGCATCGGGTGCTTTATTGATAGTATATAATACTACAGCATCTACTTATTCATATCCAAATATTATGCCATTAGTATCAAATACTGTTAATACTGCTAGTAGTATATTGTTAGTGGCTTCAACTACTTCAAATCGAGTATTAGTGAATCAAATTGATAATATTGTAACTCCATATCAAGGATTAAACTATCAAAGTATTACAACTAAGGTACCTGTGGTATATAATGTACAGGAGTTAACAGCAACTAAAGAATCACAATCGTTATCTGTACTTGCTAGTAACATTCAAATTACAACTTATATTACGGATCACGAAATGATGTTGAAAAATAGTGATCCGCAATTGATTGCTAGTTGGGATCAACCTGGAAATTATCAATTTATACAGGAAATTACACCTGCCAATGATCCTAGATTAATTACTGTACGTGTTCAAAATTTCGTTGTTGGTGTAACTGGAAGTGATTCGCAATTTGTTACAGCAGTAACATCAGGTGGTCAAATGTGGTATTAATTATTCAAAAATGTGAATTTAAATATTAACAAATGGATAAATTACAATGTTATAAATAACTATAACATTATTTTATAATAAGGAATTTTAATATGAGTCATTTTGCAAAAGTTGAAAACGGCATAGTTACACAGGTAATTGTTATTGAACAAGACGTGCTTAACACAGGATATTGGGGAGACCCTAGTATGTGGGTTCAAACTAGTTATAATACCTACGCCGGTGAGCACAAGTTAGGTGGAACTCCTTTACGTAAAAACTATGCGGGAATTGGATATACATATGATAAAGAACGAGATGCTTTTTATGCTCCTAAACCATATGTTAGTTGGGTATTGAATGAAGAAACATGCCAATGGGCGGCGCCAGTCGCTATGCCAGACGTAGTTGAAGGTAAGTATTATACTTGGGACGAGCCAAATTTATCTTGGGTCTCTCATGACATGCAAACTATCACCACTGAATAAATCGATCAAAAATAATGACGTTCGACCTTGGTGTAATTAAACGGCAACGATATACATATCCCACCTATTCTGCCATAGGTGGAACTATCTCCTATTACACCAGTGGTGGTATTTCTTATACTGTACATTCTTTTTTATCAACATATGCCAGCAGTCTTTTAACAATATTTGCTCCGATACAGGCTGATATATTATTAGTAGGCGGCGGCCAAGGTGGAACCACATCGTATGGAGGTCTATCTTATGGCGCAGGTGGAGATGCAGGGCAAGTTCGTACAACTAGTACTACCTTATTATCTGGACAATATCTAGTCACAGTTGGAGCAGGCGGTGCTAGTAACCTTGCTGCCGGCGGTTCAAGTTCTATTGTAGGAAGTACTGTTTCATATGCAACCACCGCCACCGGCGGATCTGGTAGTACAGGATTAGGTGCTAGCGGAGCATATGGAACTGTTGGTAACCCAACGGGCGGCGATGGTATTACTAATAATTATTTGAATGGTTCTGCCACTTATTATGGTGGTGGTGGCGGGGGATCGAAAAATGGTGTAAGTGGAAGCGGCGGCCTAGGTGGTGGCGGTACAGGCGGCAATGGAGGTACTGCGGGTAGCAATGGTACTGCCGGCTTTGGCGGTGGCGGTGGCGGTGCCAGCGATCTTAATGTTAACGGACCGTTTGCAGGTGGATCTGGTGGATCTGGTATTATTGTTATAAGATATCCAACCCCAGTTGTTAGCCTAGTTCCACTAAATGATCCATATTTTAATTATGTTAGTCTTTTACTCAGCAATCAAGACTTGAATGTAACCACTCCTGCAGCAATTAGTACTAATGTAATTCCAAAAATTGAATATATAGCAGTAGGCGGTGGTGGTGCGGGGGGAAGTAGTCAAATAGGTTCATTTGGTGCTGGTCACATTGGCGGTGGTGGTGGTGCTGGCGGATTAGTCTATGGAACTATTACTAATGTTTTATTAACATCTACAAATATAATTCGTGTTACTATTGGTGCTGGAGGCGCAACAACTAGTGTAACTGGAAATAACACATCTATTGTAAATTCAGGAATGTGGAATTTTACCACTTCAACTATTGTCGCCTATGGCGGCGGTGGAGGTGGAAACAGCGGAACTGGTAATGATAGTTCTGGATCACCAGGTAAAGCAGGTGGTTCCGGCGGTGGAGGCGGCGGCTCTTGGGGCGGTGATCGAACTTCCGGAACTAGCATCCAAGTATCATCAGTGGATATAAGTAGAGGAAATTTTGGAGGAACTGGCGGTTATAGACCAGCAGATTACACATTGGCTGTAGGCGGTGGTGGTGGTGGAGCTGGTAGTGTAGGTAGTGCGGGTGGTAATAACACAGGCGGCGCACCTGGTTCTGGTCTGCAATGGTTAGATGGTAACTCGTATGCTGCTGGAGGTACTGGGCAAAATACCGATACTACTAATTTAAATGGGACCGCAAATACAGGAAATGGTGGTGCCGGTGGTGGTAATAATGGTGGACCTTCAAGTTACGCAGGACGTGCCGGTGGTAGTGGTGTTGTTATAGTCCGTTATTCTGGAACCAATGTACTGGCTACAGGTGGAACTATTTCTACAGTATCAAATTATGTTTATCATACATTTACAACGACTGCGGTACTGCAAACATTTGCACCAGTTGATGGTGCATTAGGTGCAGTTACAGGTGCAGGTATTGTATCATCTCCTATACGTTATCTATTAGTTGGCGGTGGAGGCGGCGGCGGCTACGCGGGTCAGGTGAACGGCGGTGGCGGAGGTTCTGGCGGACTCATTACAGGTACATTTACTATAACAAATATTTCTAATTTATTAACAATAACGGTGGGCGCAGGAGGCGGAGTTGCTGCCACAGGTGGCAATACATTGTTTGGTGGTAATTATGCAAATAAAATAGCATTTGGTGGTGGTGCGGGCGGCAACGGTGATCCAGGTGGTGGCACAGGCGCCGCCGGCGGCGCAGGTGGTTCTGGTGGTGGTGGTGGTGGGAGTTATGCACGAACAGGTGCAGCCGGCGGCGCAGCAACACAACCATCCACGGTGTATGGAGGATATGGCAATGCGGGTGGTGGTAATGGTTCTAATTCCGGTGGTGGTGGTGGTGCTGGCGGCGCCGGCGGGGCTAACTATGCTGCTGGTGCCGGATTATTCGTCAATACACCAAGTGCAGATTATACAAAAATATATGCTGCTGGTGGCGTTGGAAACTATAATGGGACTGCTGCTGCAAACTTAGGTAATGGTGGTGGTGGTTATAGTAGTGCTGGAGGTTCGGGTATTGCTATACTTTGGGAACCTGTTTCTAATTCAATTCCTACGTTACTTGGAAATCCTGTTATAATTACAACCAGCGGTTTTAGGGTTTATATATTCAATGGTTCAGGTGGAATAGTGTTTAATCCATCATTGAGCAATAATCTAGTGACAGATAGCAGTGCTAATAGTTATATAGCATCACCTGCCACTCAACTAACTCAAGGATCATTTAATCCATACACCGCAAATTGGAGTACATATTTTAATGGAAGTAGTAATCTATCAATACCAAATAGTGCATCATACGGCACAACGGGATTAAATTTAGGCAATAGTAATTTTACCATTGAAGGTTGGGTATATTTTAATGATATATCATCTGGACAATTAATAGGACATGGTGGTTATGCATGGCAAATAGCGTTTAGTTCATCTGGTTATTTAAGTTTTTATATTAGTTCAAATGGTACCAGTTATAATATGTTTAATGGTAATGGATTTGGATATGTAACTGCTGGAAGATGGTATCATATTGCATTAGTACGTAATGGTTCAACATTCACTAGTTATTTAAATGGTGTAGTAGGCGCATCTGTTACAAGTGCATCTACTATATATGCTACCACTACTGCTTTAAATATAGGTATATCAACCAGTACTTATTTCAACGGATACTTATCAAACATACGTATATTAAAAGGCACAGCATACTATACAAGTAATTTTACCCCAGCAATTGCTCCATTGTCATTAGTTAATAACACATTACTATTAACTTGTGCTGGTAGTAATTTAATAGATAAAAGTAGTTACAGTTGGAAAATAAATCAGTCTGGCATACCTGTTGTTAAGAAATTTTCACCCTTTGCCAATGTAGGTTCATACAATCCAACATTGGTAGGCGGCAGTGCATATTTTAATGGAAGTTCAGATTGGATCGCCATTAACAGTACAAGTACTATTAATACACTTACCCCAAATTGGACATATTTACACGATGGCACCACTGACTATACTATAGAAGGTTGGGTATATCCTCTAACAACTTCTGGTCAAAAAACATTAATTAGTACTTCGGGTGTTCTTAGTGGTGCAGGAATAAGTCTAAATTATTATAATAATGGCAGTTTTTACTGGGAAATATGCAAAGGTGACGGTAGTAGTTATGCTTTTGTGTCTAGCAATGGCAGTATTATTAAACCTAATGCCTGGAGTCATATTGCATGTACATTTGCTAGCAGCAATAAGACAACAAATTTATATGTAAATGGAGTTAAGGTAGCAACCACTGCTACTACTACAGCAACATTTACTGCTACATCTGCTAGTTATCCATTGACTATTGGGAAACCGGCTGGAAGTTCAAGTTCTATTTATTTTTATCCAGGTTACATGTCTAACCTAAGAGTATTAAAAGGTGTGATATCTGATAGTGTTGTTACTACTAACCTTAGTTTAGGTACAACTTTCGAATACCTAATAGTTGCAGGCGGCGGCGGTAATACTGGTGGTGGTGGTGGATTTAGAACAGGTACTGTTATCACTACGCAATCAGGAGCAATTTATACTATTACTGTGGGAAATGGTGGTGCTTCTAGCGGTGGTAATTCATCTTTAGTTGGCGGCGGTATAAACATAGTATCAGCAGGTGGCGGTGGTGGTGGCATTGCTGGAGGATCCGGTGGATCTGGTGCTGCTGGTAATACACCTGCTACCATTCCTGCTCAGGGATACGACGGAGGTGGCGGAGGTGGAGGTGCCGGTGGCGTTTCATCGGGACTCACCGGAGGACCTGGAGCATATTCAAACATAGATGGCCTGGGATATTATTATTCAGGTGGCGGTGGTGGCGCCGGTGGTGGCGGTATGGGAGGTGATGGTGGTATTGGAGGTGGTGGATACGGTGTTGGATTTTCCTTTGGCTCCCCTGGCACCGGCGGCCGAAACGCCGCTACAACTGCTGGCGGCACAAATACCGGAGGAGGTGGTGCAGGCGGGTCAGGCGGTTCTGGTATAGTTATTATACGCTATTCAGGACCACAACGAGCAGTTGGTGGTGATGTAACAACCAATATAAGTGGATATACTGTACATACATTCCTTGCATCCGGAACACTTGTTGATAATATACAGACATATACAATTCCCACAGCACCAGTAGTTGCTAGTTCAACCACTACTAATTTATTACTTAATTTTACCAATGCTAAAATTGTAGATGCGTCTTTAAACATTGATATGTCTACATCCGGAGATACTGGTTTAGTATCCGATGTAAAAAAATATAATAATATGAGTATGTTTTTTGACGGAGCAAGTGATATAATAAGTTTAAGCACCAATACTTCAGTTAGTTTAGGAGGTGGTGATTTTACAGTAGAAATGTGGATGTATCCGACAACAGTATATAATACAGGAAATGCTCCTGCATTGTTAGACGCAAGGACTACTGGAAATGGAGCAGGGTTAGTACGTTTTGGATATAATGGAACTATTTTAACAGAAGGTGCCGTAATAGGTTGGAAAGAAAATACATCATATGTTGTAACTGCTACCGTAACAACGAATGCGTGGAATCATGTAGCAGTAGTTAGAAGAAGCGGAATAATGTATATGTACGTTAATGGTGTAGTATCAAACAATACTGCGTCAAATACTACAGGTTATACAAGCCCGTTCATAACTGTTGGTGGGTCATATGACAATTTATGTTGGAATGGATATATGGATGATTTAAGAATCACTAATGGTATTGCACGTTATACTTCTACATTTACCGCACCTACTTATAAACCACAACTCAAATAATTTGACATTGGGATTAAAGAATGTATAATTAATAGCATATGAAACTTGCTATTATAGATATAATTGGTATACCTTACGATGGTAATACCGTAGATAATCAAGGACTCGGCGGCAGCGAAAGTGCTGTTACCCTAATGGCCAGAGAACTCAATAACATTGGATTCTCTGTTACCATTTTTAACAACTGCGGAATAGATCATGCTCAAGCGGGTAACTATAACGGAGTAGAGTATCGGTTACTTGCTGATTTAGCATTAGATCATGAGTTTGATATTATTATCAGTTCTAGAACAATAATACCATTTACCAAACCAGAAGACTATCATAAATTAGGTGATGGTAGGGCAATGCCATTCCAAAGCATGAATTTATATGATAGGGTTGTTAGCAAGGCTAAAATGCGTATATTATGGATGCATGATACCTTTTGTCTTGGGGATAATCTCATAGAAGAACTTGCTGTGGAAAATCGCATCACGGATATATTCACACTCAGCGATTTCCATCTAACCTATGTGGCCAATTGCAATCACGGACGCAGACGTAACTTTGAAGTACTAAAACGTAAATTGTTTATCACACGTAATGGTGCCCGTAATTATAAAACTGAAGTTGATATAAAAGCCAAAGATCCTAATCTGTTTGTTTACAATGCTAGTGTGACTAAAGGTATGGTTCCACTTATCAAACAAATATGGCCTCGTGTTAAAGCACATATACCTAGTGCAAGATTAAAAGTCATCGGCGGCTATTACAGATTCAGTCAAAATTCAGAACCAGATCAACAAGAAAAAGATTGGCGTATTATGGCCGCCGATCCACGTAATCAAGAACTAGGTATAGAATATACAGGAGTTATACCTCAAAAAGAAATTGCCGATATACTAACAACTGCTAGTTATATGATATATCCTGCACTCTTTCCAGAAACGTTTGGTATATCATCATTAGAAAGTCTACTATACAATACTCCTATTATTACTTGTAGATTTGGTGCATTGGAAGAGATTGCATTAGAAGGTGCTTGCTATCTAATTGATTACGCTATTGAACCTAATGGGCTATTTCCCGACATCAATACATCTGAACAAATTGATAAGTTTGTAAATTTAACAATACAGGCATATCATAACAAGTATCTACATCAACAAAAACAATACTACTGTAATATTGTCAAAGACATCGCAGGATGGGATAGTGTAGCATTACAGTGGAAACAATTAATGGTACAGCGGTTAGGCATGTATTTGCCTAGAGATGAATTCCGTGCAGTATCAAAGATTAATCGCAGAGTACATAAAGTTTGGAATAGAAGATTTACTAATCCAATTGAGTTAGAAAATTATAAATCAGGTAACGAACAAAAGATAGCAATAATTAGCCCATTCTATAATTGTGCTAATTATATTGCTCGTTGCATAATTAGTGTAGCATCCCAAGACTATGATAATTATCAACACATTCTCATTGATGATGCAAGTACAGATAACACCTTAGAAGTTATACTAGCAACATTAAATTTATTACCTACAGATGTTAAAAATAAATTTACTGTTATATCTAATAGTGAAAATTTAGGTGCAGTTAGGAATCAGATACAAAATATTAGATCACTAATTAGCGATGATAGCATAGTGATGTTGCTTGACGGTGATGATAGTTTAATCAGTGATAATACTGTATTATCCTATTACAATTCCATATATGATGGTACAACAGAATTTACCTATGGGTCATGTTGGAGTATGGTTGATAGCATTCCTTTAATTAGTCAACCTTATCCGGATGAAGTAAAACAAAATAAATCATACAGAAGCCATCACTTCAATTGGATATTACCCTATACACATCTAAGAACATTTAAGAAAAGTCTGCTTAATAATATCGATGATAGTCAATTTCAAGACTCAACAGGTAACTGGTATAAAGCAGGAGGAGATGGTAGTGTATTTTATGCACTGATAGAATCAGCAGATCCTAATAAAATAAAATGTATACAAGATATAGTATATAATTATAATGATGCAAGTCCATTAAATGATTATAAGGTTAATGGCGACGAACAAACTAAAAATGCGAAAGAAATAGTTAATAAAATGAATCAACCTAAAAAAAAGATACTGATAGCAATACCTACTGCTAAAAATATTGAACCCGATACATTTAAAAGTATATACGATTTAATTGTCCCCGAAGGCTATGAAACTACATTTCAATATTTTTATGGATACAATATAGATCAAATACGTAACCTAATTGCAGATTGGGTAGTCAGCGGATATGATTATCTATTTTCTGTAGATAGTGATATCGCATTCACACCCGATACATTGAGTAAGATGTTAGCACATGATAAAGATGTTGTAAGTGGGTTATATATACAGCGTAAACCGGGACAACACATTTTAGAAATATATGAACATACTGCTACAGGTGGGGTTACTAATATGCCTTATGGAAAATTAAAAGGTAGACCTTTAGTAGAAGTAGCAGGTTGTGGATTTGGTTGTGCTCTTATCAAAGCAGAAGTTATGCGTAAAATAGGATATCCTCAATTTAAATATTATAGTGCTATTAGCATGAATGAAACTGTATCAGAAGATGTAGATTTCTGTAGAAAGGCTAAAGACAATGGTTTTAAAATTTGGGCAGATCCTAGCGTATTATGCAGACATATAGGAAGTTTTACATTTAATGTGGATAGTACTATACCAGTAATAGAAACAGAAGATGTTGTTATTGATATTAAAACAAGATTACGTGAACTAGGCAGTCAAAGATTGATTCCGGCAGATCATGTTAATTATCTTGCAAACTTAAAAAATTCAGGGTTCGAACCAAAGATTATATTTGATATTGGTTCGTGTGTATTACATTGGACTAATGAAGCACAACGTATATGGCCAGACTCGGAATATATAGCATTTGAAGCAATGGATAGTTGCGAATTCTTATATCAAGAACGCGGTTTAAAATATCACATGGGATTGCTCAGTAACGAAAGCGGTAAAGAAGTAGATTTTTATCAAAATGATAATCACCCTGGAGGGAATAGTTATTACATAGAAAACGAAATAGTTAATCCTGAAGCACCTCAATATTTTAATGAATCACATCGTAAAAGATTACGTACAATTACATTAGATGCTATAGTAAATCTTAAACAATATCCACCCCCTGACTTGATTAAAATGGATGTGCAAGGGGCAGAAATGGATGTACTTAAAGGTGCACAGGAAACTATTAAAACTGCAAAACATATTATATTAGAATTACAGGTAGTAGAATATAACAAGGGTGCTCCTTTAAAAGATGTTGTTATAGAATATATGGATTCATTGGGATATGATTGTTTAGGATTGTTTAGTAACAACGGCCCCGATGGTGACTATCATTTTGTACGTAGATAACATAAATACTGGTAGTTTAAAGGACTACCATGAAAAAACTATTAATAATTGCTCTGCTATTCGTAGCAGGATTGGCACAAGCCTGGGACCAACGTGCTCCATTACAACCGGTCGCATGTCAAGTACATAGCCCATACGGATTTGCCACTACCCAACGAGCAGCACAGCCTATCTGCCGTGAAGCATACTTAGTAGCATATGATGCTCCTGTCAAGATTCCAATATATGTAGCATATACATTGCTACCACAAAATGCTATAGGATGCTGGCCGCGCACAAATGCTTTTGTTGTAGATCAAAGCATACAGGGCGGTGCTCGTCCAGATGACTATGCTGGCACAGGCTATGACAAAGGACATGCTGCTCCAGACGGCGATCTAAGTTGGAGTCAAATTGTAGAGTACGAAAGTTTCTTAATGACTAATATGTATCCACAAGCAGGATCATTAAATAGAGGAATCTGGAAACTATTAGAAACTAGTGTTCGTGGTTGGACAGTTCAATTAAACCAACCATTTACAATCTTTGTTGGTGCATTTTACGGTGCTGGCGATAAAAGAATAGGAAATGGTGTAATTGTTCCTCATGGATATTATAAAATTGTTATTAATAACACAACCAAAGAAGTTGCAGGCTGGCGTTTCCCCCATGTTGCACCTTATCCCAATTTAGGTAATGATCTCAAAGCGTTTCGTATTCCAGTTTCACAGATTCAAACCGAAGCAGGTGTGATATATGCACTTCCACCGGGATACAAAGAACTCAATCCAGGACAAGAATGGCCTGTAGATTTCGGAGCACTTACAAATGCTAAACGTACTAAATGCGGAAAGAATGCAGATTAAAGTTTAGTATATACAAAGTATAATCTATCATTAGCATCACGTTTAAATGTGTCTAACTTTAGATTGTATTTTTCAGCAAAATCATTAACCACTTCAAATGTCCAAGGAAATATATCAACATACGGACCAGTTTTGTGTGGAATTCCTGGATTGGCTCTTAGAAAGAATTTCCCACCTTCCTTCAGTATATTGACACAGTGTTCAAATCGTGCTTCAATTTCATCTCTACTATTAAAATTAATGCTGCCCAGGGCTATGATAACATCATGACTGTTGGGTTTTACTTTATAGTCTAGTATATCTACTTCGTAATCAGAACAGTTGTTATACGGATCAATCCCAATCAAATTCTGTATACGTCCTTTAAATGGATGATATCCGCACCCAACATCTAAAACTTTAGTTGGATTTAGTTTGTTAATCTCGTCAGCAAGATCCCAACCAGTATGCTCATAATCACCTGTTCTAGGTTTCCAAATCTCACTAAAGAAACGTAGAATATAGCGTTCAGATAGATCGTTAACAATCTCTTTTAGTGTGCCTCTGTATTCGCAGGGCAAACTAAGTTCTGCTTCTATAGCATCTTTAAATTTAGAATAACGTGCAGGCGTCCAAGGCAATTGATCTACTAGAGTAGATTCATCTATAGAAATTTTACTATATTTGGGTAAATTAAAAGCAAGTTGTAAATTTTCTTTGATTAAGTTAAAAATTTTTGTGTTCATATAATTTTCTTCACATTCTAGCATTTTTTTGTAGCAATGCTATAAATATTTGCAGTTGTGAATATTTATATAGGAGATACAACATGAAGAAGATTTTAGGCATATTATTACTAATACCGGCACTAGCATTTGCTTGGCAACCAACCAAACCAATTACTGTAATATTTCCAAACGGCCCAGGTGCGGGCAACGAAATCAGTTTTCGTATTGTAGCGGATATGATAGAAAAGAATACAGGTGCTAAGTTTGTATCCGAATATAAACCAGGTGCTGATGGTAATCTGGCCACTAACCATTTTAATACTGTGGCAAATGATGGATATACTATATCAGTACCTGCTTGTAATAGTCAATGGGTAACAGCCGAAGTATGGTATCCACAAATGATTAAATTTAACATATTTGATTTCGAACCTGTAGCCAATATTGCTAAAAGTCCTTTAGCATTTTGGGCCACTCCTAACAGTAAAGTAAACACACCTGAAGAATTAATAAATGAAATTAGATCAAAACAACGACAAATTAATTTTGCTATCGGCGGGGGTGGACATAAACTTGCTGTAGAATACTTAACCACTAAACTAAATGTGCCGGGTGGAGATCGAGTTGAAACTGCTATGTATAAGGGCCCAGCACAGGCTTTGATGGATGTAATGGGAGGGCATGTTGAATTTGGAGTTACACCGGTAGCAGTAGGATATCCACACCTACAAGCAGGTAAACTAAAACTAATCGGAATTGCCGGAGAAGTTCCGTTACGCGGTTTGGAAAAGGTTCCTTTAATGAAAGATTACCTACCGGGATTAAACATATATGGTTGCTGGAATTTAATATTACCCAAAGGAACTCCTAAAGATATACAGGAATGGTATAGAACAAACTTTATTCCTGCTATCAATAGCAAAGAAGCAAAAGAAAAGTTTGATGAGAATATGATGTTTATAACTCCTAAAGAGCATACTCCTGAGGGATTAAATAATAGTATGACAAAATTAAGAAACGATTGGCAACCTATTGCCAGAAAGTTCAAACCAGAATGAAATATATATTTGTAGCCGGCGCTCCAGGAAGTAAATGGTCAAGCGTAGTTAAAAACATCTACTATAGTTCCAGCATTGATCGCAGCGACTACAGTCTTGAACGCACCTATTTTCATGATGCAACTGGTCGCACAGAACTCATGCACATGGGTGCATACTTTGATCCGGGTATGGAATTCGGCGATTGGTTTTTGAATTATCCAGGACTAGGACAACGTAGTAAAGAAGAACACGAATTAGAATTTGACCGCCCATTTAGCGGTGAAGGCATTCGCATAATCAAAAGTCATTGGTTCAGTTATACTCAACACATTGAGTTTATAAAAAAGACCTGGCCCGAATGTCCATTGGTCCTGGTACACAGGCCCGATGACGCTTGTTTAGGGTGGTGGGTAAAATGCGGACATTTTGATATTACCTATCCAAACTATCAAAATTATCAAAACCTACGTGTCATGGCCAAGATCATTGAAGCACAAAACATCGGTATTGTCAAAGGCACTTTGAACTACCCGGGGCAGCAGCCACAGACTAATCAACAACTGGCAACAATATTAAACATTGATGCCCCTCCAGATGATTATCAAGATTATATCAAATCAGATATAAGGGTAACAGTAATATGAACAAACAGTCTACCTCACTAGTTATGGCAATATATCCACAATGGAGTGGTGGGAGATTTTTAATAAACTGTTTAGGTATAAGTGATCAAGCATATTTGCAAGATGTAAAATTAGTTGAAAAACAAATATTAGGTAATCTTACTCCAGAAGCAAAACAAATAGAATTGTTGAATAGACTGGATAAAGTTGGAAATATATGGAATGATTTAGATTTAGGATGTAGATTTTTATATGGTAACACCCCAGAATCTCCCGAGTCATATCCTGGTACGATTGATAAGATATCAAAAGAAGATAAAAAGTTTTTTGTAGTTGCACATAATACGTCAATGGTTGATAATTTTTTAAATATTTGGTCTCAACCAAAATTGCTTATATTTAAAAATAATTTTAACTTTGTTAAATGGAGATGGGGAGCAACCGATATACTCGATCTTAAAAAAAAGTATCCACACTTAAAAGTATTTCCTAATTTTGAAAAACTAAGAGCCTCTGAAAAAACTCTTTGTGAAAAAATAAATGTATTTTCAAGTTCAAAGTTTGAATGGGATTCAACTGATTTTCTCAATGAAGAGAAGTTTGAATCTTCATTGAGAACTTGCTATGAATTTGTAGAGTTGGAAAATTATAAATATGATTTAATACGCCCATTCTATCAAAAATATATATCAACATTAGAAAGATTAAAATCATATGTCTGATTCAAATTGGGAATTAACTAAACAGCGTAGCCAGTATCATTTTGATACAGAACGTTGGAATCCAAAATGGGATAGAGTTGAACGTCTTGGACACATAGAACCTAACTGGAAAGTAGAACTTGCAGAAGCAATAGAAACTAGTAAACCTGTAACATGGCGTACAAGAGGCAAACCCAACGATGCTAAAGTTCGTAGTAGTGAAGAACACGATCGCGAAGAATATGATTTAGAATCATACGGCATGAGTAAGGATTATATAGTAACAAATCTAAACTATGAACTAGCACCTGTGTTTCAAAACATTGCAGATCAATTTGGTCTTGATTCATGTATGGCACGCATACATGTTCAGCATCCGGGACAAGTTTGGAATCTGCACTTAGATAAATTAGAAAAATGGATGCCGGAAGATCCTAGCCAAGTGGTACGTTATTTTATACAATTAACAGATTGGCAAATGGGACACTTTTGGAGTTATGGTAATTACATGTGGTCACGCTGGGAAGCAGGCTCTGTAACTACGTTTGACTGGATGAATGTACCGCATTCTACTGCCAATGCAGGGCATGTACCTAGGGCAACTTTACAGGTCACAGGTATATATACTGATAAAACAGAAGAATATTTAAGAACCCACCTTAGGGCACGTTAGTCGTCACGGTTATAGGCGTCCGAGCAATTGAACTGCACCTCGTTAGTGTGCGCCGGATAAAGTAACCGGCACTAAATACAGTATGCAAATTGTTGAGTTATTAGTTGAAGGTAGAGAATCCAAAGCAACATTCGTTGATATGTTCAAGAAGTTTCTTCCCTTGGCTATGCAGATATTAGAAATTAACAGATTACCTAAAATGAACTTTGAATCAGAAATAGATTCGGGCGGCCAGCCTAGTTTTGGTATGTATGTTAATGATGAAAAAACTTTACATGTTGCTATACTTAATCGTCATCCTGTAGATATACTTAGAACTGTTGCTCACGAACTCGTACATTTTAGACAAGATATACGTAATGAATTAAATGACAATAGTGGTGAAACAGGATCTCCAGAAGAAAATCAAGCACACGAAATTGCTGGCGTTATTATGCGTCACTTCAATAAACGGCATCCTGAATTTCTTCGAAGTAACCCAATTTAAAAAATGGCATTTATCAATCCCTACATAGAACAATATTACCCTCATTTTGAAACAGTACACGGATGGTGTTATGATGATATTTTTAACACACTTGATATATTATCCACACAACCCATAAATCAAAGAGGTGGGGTTGCTGAAATTGGTATACAAGATGGCAAATTATTTTTACTGTTAAATCAAACTGTAGATGAAAATTTTAAATCATATGCTATTGATATATTCAATGATCAACATCTTAACGTAGATAAATCAGGTGCAGGACAACTTGTTTCTTTTAGAAAAAATTTAGAAACTCTTGATAGACACCAAGGACGCAATACACTTATCATACAGGGTGATAGCACCGATTCTAGTTTACAATTAACTAAAATGATTCAGCCGGGCTCAATTAAATTCTTTTCAATAGATGGTGGGCATACGCCTATCCATGTAATGAATGATCTAGCACTTGCTAATACTATTATTAGTAATGAGGGTGTAGTTATATTAGATGATATAATGAACCACTGGTGGACAGGAGTGCTCGAGGGTTGGGTAAAATTTAACAGTATGAATCCCACACTTGTACCATTTGCTATGGGACATAATAAATTATATCTTTGTAAAATATCTTACAGAGAATATTATGTTAATTTAATGAACACTCTTAAAATTGACGGTACTGGTGCATTATCTGACTTCTTTGGGTGGAAGATAGTTAAATGGAAATATCATAAACAAATGACTTGGTAATAAAAAAGCCCCGATCTAATGCCGGGGCTTCTGGACTACGTCCTATATATTTTTATTATATTATTTTTTAGATGTGGTAGTACTACCAGCATTAACAAATGAATACATTTTTTCTGCTGTTTCTAAAACTTTTTCAAGTCCTGGAAATTCTGGCATTGCTACAGTAGTAACCACTTGGCCAGTCTTTGGATCTTTCTGAACTGACATTTCCCAGCCGCGGAACTTAGAGTGATATTGTTCACTAACTAGTCCTTTAGCCATGTCTAGAATGTCTGTACGGATTTCATAACCGTTCTTGTTGAATTTTACTTCAGGTGCTTTAATTGTGTTTGACATAATTTTCTCCTTGTGTGTGTATGTCTTAGGCAGCAGCCGTCTTGCTACGTGCAGTCTTAGCCTCAACTGCTTCTTCATTCTTAGGAAACCATTTACCAGCAATGGAATCCATAGAATACTTTGCGATGTCAGTAAAGTTATGTGCTAACATTTTAGCAAATTCAGTCTGAGCATCAATATAATCGTGTGCTGCCTTGTTCAGCGTAGGATCAGTAATGATCTTATCTGTTAGGCCTCGCTTGGTTTCTTGGAACGCTTCGATATGTGCTTCAAGCGTTAGGTATGGTGCGAACATTTTATTAAACATTTTTATTTCCTTGTGTATGTGTCTAGCAGTAATTGTACTGCATTGTTATTTATATTGCAAATTTAATGAGCAATTAAATCCAGCCCTTAAAATCTTCCATCATAAGACGTTTTGCGCCCTTATAATCTCCGCTACGTGCTAAATTTGAAGCAGCATGGGCCTTACCCATCTCGCCTAAAAAGTTATAGATTGCTTTTACTATTTTCATGATTACCATCCTCTGCGTGAATGTATTATATCAAATTGACGGGTTAGACGATCTACATCACAAGAATCTGTGGGTGCGTGTCTAACAATGTATTCTTCTAATGCGGAACTGTAAGTTTGTGGCTTACTGAAATTCTGAAACATCTTTTGGAAGTATTCAGTGATTGTGTTTAACATATTTTATTTTCCTTTGTATATAACATATTCTCAGTAGTCTCTCATGGTTTCTACTGAGTAAAGTATTTATACATTGTATGCTGCGACCGCACAATTTACAAGTCTTTATTTCTCCAAAGGTATGTGCTATACTCTACTAAATACCATAACAAGGATAACATCTTGAAAAGAACAACTCGTAGTCTGTTAGAAGAACTTAATTCCATAACGGAAAAGAAGAATAGCGAAGCCATTATTGAATCAAGGGCTACACATGTTATTGATAGTGCTATCAATCTATTAGCACTTATTAAAGAAAATTTCTCCCCAGAAGATGCTTATGAGTTAGAACGCAGGCTTATTAACAGTATTAAAGCATCAGATCCTAACAAATTTACTCGTGGCATACGTAAATTAAGGGATAATAAAGAAACCGCTAAACATCTTAAAATCATAGAAGGTGATGTCAAAAACGACGATTAATAGGGCATTTGGCTTAATTTCTTTCAATTGAGATAAATAAAAACATAATAAGTTTCATAGGGAAACTTAAAAACAAGATCAGGAGATATTTAAAATGGCAACATTAACAAAAAAGAATGAAACGGTAGTAGCACCGTTTTACAAGAACGGCGTAACTTTACAGTTTCTTACTATTACTTTCCCAAGCAGCGACTTGACAGCAATGTTAGATACCGATACAACAACTTATCCAAGTGCATCACGCAGCCCAATCGCAGTAGCATTGGAAGCAGTTACTCAAGTAGCAACAATTGAACTAATTGGTACACCACAATACAATTTAGGTAGTTCTGGTAACACAATTCTTGCAATTGCTCTTTCAGCACCAGGCGGCGCATTTGCTGGAACAATCAAGTGGGATGGTACAAACAGCGAGTCATTCATTGATTACGTTAAGCGTTTAATCCGCGCTCAAGGTACATGGCAAGGTTTTGACCTTGGTACTGTAACTACAGCACTTGGTGTTAACGGCACAACATTCTAATCTAAACTATTAGAAAATGAAAGGGAGTTTTTTAACTCCCTTTTTCTTTGACATAAATATATTATATAGGTATATTATGCAAACAATAGAAATTAAAACTTTAATAGATATCACTGATACAAAGGTTGCAAGACCTAATCAAGGTACCACATTAGAACATGACCAGTATAGAAATTTTGTTACATTAAAACAATGTATTGAAATTAGATCAATTATATCTTATGACTTTGCTCCGGAGATGCAAGTTATTGATATTAAAGATTTAGGGTTTGGAACTAAGTTCAAAGGCAAACATGCCGTATGGACATTTAGATTTAATCCAGACAGATCCGATGTGTACTCAGATGGTCTACATGAACTAGGATGTTTGTACGAAGATATGCAGGGTGTTCCAATTATTAAAAAGTTAACTGAAACGATAAATATCGAGAAGGCCATTTTCGAACTAATAGATGCGTCTTCCAAGAATACAGTCATTAAGGCAATCAAAGGCACAATTTAGGCAACTAGTCGGAAATTCGTACACCTTAAAGGAGATGACTTAAATGGCTCGAGCAGCACTGGCAACCGTTCCAGAACGTGTTAGCGTACTAGAAACAAAAGTAGATAACATTGAAGAAAAGATTGACAATCTCAAAACAGATGTCAAAGATATGCATGATTGCCTAGATCGTACTCGTGACAGTATCATGGATCAACTTGCCGTAATGCATAAAGTAAATGTTGATCAACACACTGATATGGCCGGTAAAATTAAAGAACTTGAGCAATTTAAAACAAAATGGGTCTATCTTGGTGCAGGAGCATTAGCAGCGTTAGGTTGGATTACAGCACATGCTGAAACAATACTAGGCATTTTAAAATAATATGCGTATATCAGAGTTAGTTGAAGCAGTAGCACCAGTAGGAACAACAACTGATCCTGTTAATCCTAATGGATTATCAAAATCAACTCCACCTGGACAAACACCTCCACCTGGACAAACACCTCCACCTGGACAAACACCTCCACCTGGACAAACACCTCCACCTGGACAAACACCTCCACCTGCTCCTGGACAACCTGCTCCAACATTAGGCAATCAGCAGCCAGCAGGACAACCAATAGGACAACCTCCCGCAATGCAACAAGGTATGAAAGATACAATGACAGACCTTGATAAGATTGCCGCACAGATTGTAGGTCTAAAACAAAAACAACAACAGATGCAGCAGCAGATGCAGCAACCACCGACAGTATGAAAATAGGTCAGTTATTATCGGGGATGCATATTGTTCTCACCAATGAAGAACAATCTTTCCTCCGTAGACATAAAGATAATGTATCTATTACTAGTTTAGATGAGCATGATCAATGGCTTGCTCAAAACCTTGTTCGCAAGGGACTTTACGCAATAAGTAATGATAGTACAACTTTAATAAAACAACTAGATGAAACTACGACCAAATGACCTCTATTCAAAAATAGAAGAACTAAGTAAAAATTCAAAAGAAAAATTGCTTCAACAAGGAGTAATAATTCCTGTAAAAAATAACGATGGCACTATTAGTGTAGGACGTTATTACATTAAACGCAAAAAAAACGGATTTTATTGTATATTAGATTTTGAAAAAGATATAATTATAGATAATATAAATCTTCCACAAACTGCGGCTGTGCTAGCCAATAGGCTAGCATTGGGCAAATTTGTAAATGATGATCTGCTTGAGGCCGATACAAAATACGGATACGCATTGTTTGATGAGGAACTACATAATAAACTAGCAGAGAAAAACTTGGCATCAAAATCATTAGATCGCATGGATATTATGACGGTTAAATCTAGAATTTCTAAAGAAAAGAAAGAAGAATATATGAAAACTGTTATGAGAAGTTTTAATAAACTTATTCGATTTAACTAAATAATACTATCGATCTTTCTGGGATTAATTATGAAAACAACTGATTTTACATCTCCGCTAACAAGCAAAAAACTAAACGAAAACATGAACAAGATGTTCGGTGTAAGAGTTAAGTTAGAGAATTATTCTAGAGAACAACTAGAAGACATGCGTAACAAATTACGTACCCGGGTTTTCCAACAAGAGGGTTCAGCAGGTATCAATGATTTGCTAACCAACGAAACATATCAAAAAGACAAGGCCATGTTGGACTTGCTTAATACAAGGATTAAAGAAATGCTAGGCGAAGACATTAAAAAACTACGTGACAAAATGGATCAATTGAGCGAGGCTAAAAAAGGTGTTCGTGATGTTAAACATACTAAAAAAGCCAAAGGCTCAGGCGACGACAAGACCGGCGATGGTAAGAAAAACTTTGACGATGTTCAAGTTGCTCGTATGACAGCAGGAGGTGTTCCTAAAAAGAAGGCTATTGCCAAAGCAACCTCTGATAATATTAAAGAAGTTAAGATGGCTGATCTACCAAGTAGAACAGTTAAAGGCAGTTCATATGGTAATCAATCTGATTACAAGAAGCCACCGGAAGATGCACGTCGTCCAGCAAAGACAATGCCTGCTAAAAAAGATAAGAAGCCACTAGGTGAAACAGGTAAACATCCTAAGGGCTGCGATTGCAAAGAGTGCATGGGTACAATGGAAGGCTTAAAAGGCAAGCAGGGTAAACTTGACGCTGATCATGACGGCAAATTAGAGAAAAGCGATTTTGCAAAACTACGTGCTAAAAAGAAAGTTAAAGAGGCTTTCAATACCTTTAAACACAATGTTCAATTTGTTAATGAAAGTTTAGGCTATCTATTAGCGGAAGATGAAGAAGGTAAGGCAAAGGCCATTACAAGCGCAGGTGATATGGTTAATGATTTCACAAGTTGGATGCAACGTGTTGGCCAATATCAAACTAAAACTATGATTGAATTAGCAGACGCGATTAAAGCAGACTTTGGAGCGCAAGAAGCAGAAGCATTTAAAGCCGCAGTTGGTCCGGCACTATCCGCTACACTTGAGACACTAACTCAACAACGTGAAGCGGTGAGTGGAGCAGTTGCAGCATTAGCAGGAGAAGCCACGCCGGATGCAGCAATGGGTATGGAACCAGAGATGCCTCCAGAACCAGGAATGGATATCGGTGCCCCTGACGCAATGAATCCAGCACCAGGGGGGGATGAATTTGGTGCAGCAGATGCAGCAGCAGGTATGGGAACAACTGGACGTGAAATGCGTGAAAACAAGTTTGTTAAAAAACTTAAAGAATCGCATGACATCATGGCCTCATTGGCAAAGTAAATGAGATTATTTGAAGTTGATCTAGGATCGGCTAGGGATGTTTTAGCCGTATTACAAGGACAGGCTAATAGAGCCGATCAACCTTCTTCATTGCCTTTCCCTGTAGTAATGAATATTTTAAAACCCTATGGATTGGGTATAAGCACACCTGATGGTTTGATAGCACTTAAGAATGCAGTCGATCCAGCAGGTGATGTTATTTCTGATATATTAGATGACGGTACAGTATTACTTAAAACTAAAACAGAAAATCCAAATAAAGATAAAGCCGCACAAGCAGGCGGAACAAGTTCAACAGTAGATGCTATGGCATCAAGAAATGCTAAGAATTTAAAGCCAGATATTTGACCTTTATAATCTGTAGTGTTATAATTAACACTATATGACAACAACCTATACTCCTCCTGCGTTCGTTGAACGTTTCCAATATAAAAACTGTGTTCAAATTAACGACCCGGTAACTCGAAAAAGAGTGTATCGCACACCCGATGGAGAAAAGTTACCTAGCGTAACTACCATCCTAGGTGCTACTAAAGATCAAACTCATCTTAATGCATGGAGAGATCGTGTTGGACACGATAAGGCACAACAAATTACTTCTGAAGCGGCGGGAGTTGGAACAGCAATGCATGCCAATTTAGAACGTTTTTTAATTGGTGAACAACGTCAACCCGGCAGCAATCCAGTACATGTACAGGCTAACAAAATGGCTGACATCATTATTGAAAACGGTCTTAGTAAAATGAGTGAAGTTTGGGCTATGGAACAAAGTCTTTACTTTCCCGGACTATATAGTGGTACTACTGACCTAATTGGTATACACGAAGGCGAGCCAGCAGTTTGCGACCACAAGCAAACTAATAAACCTAAAAAACTAGAATGGGTTGATGACTACTATATACAACTCATGGCCTATATACTAGCACATAATGAAGTATATAAAACCGACATACGCAAGGGTGTTATATTCATGTGTAGCAGAGATTTACAATATCAACAATTTACACTAGAACCTAAAGACTTTAACAAATGGCAAGATGCTTGGTTAAACAAAGTTGAAGAGTATTACGCCTTAATTAAGTAATCCAGTTATGATAAATATCCTATATAGGGGATATTATTATGGCTGTAGTAGAAATTTCAAGAATTCAGGTCCGTCGTGGGCAAGAAAATCAAACAGGCGTACCAACATTAGCAGGTGGCGAATTTGGTTGGGCGGCTGACACTGAACATCTATATATAGGTCTACGTAGAGATGACGGCGGGGCAAGAGATGCCAATGTTAGAATATTAACAGAGAATGATCTATTCAATGTAGTAACAACAGCCGATTTAGGATATACCTATAGAGGAGACACATCTCCTGCTATTACAGCACCCTCATTTGGCGGCGTACCTTTTGAAAGACCTATAAACAAAAAGAACGATGATATAGTTAGTATCACAGACTTTGGTGTTAGCGGTGTGGGTGGTGACGAAGTAGTATCTGCTCTTATGCAGGTTGCCATTGATAATTTATTTTTAGATCCTTTAAAAACAACTAGCGATTACGGGAAAAATTCTGCCAAGGTATTACATTTACCTGCCGGAGTATACAACATAGATACTACTATTTTTATCCCTAAACATACCACAATTGTAGGCGAAGGTCCTGATAAAACTATTATAAATCTAATATCTAATGTTAGTCATGTTTTTCAAACAATTGATGCAGACCCGGACAACGTAAACGAACCAGGTAGAACAACATTTGATAATCTAGCGTTTGGTGGAATAAATTCCGGCGGAAGTCAACCAACTGACATTTATATTGAAGGACTAACAATTCGGTATGATAGCAGTCTAACAAATACCTCCACTTCACTGTCTCTTATGAGTTTAGATTGTGCTGATAATTCTGTAATTAGAAATGTTAAATTTTTAGGAAATCGTGCTCAGGGTGGACAAACTACATCAACATACGTGGGGATTGATATAAGATGTTACGGCGGTGACACAGTATCTGCTAGTAATATATTAATTGATGAATGCGAATTTACTGGACTTAGAAATAGTATCCAATCAAATTATGATGTGTATTATACCACTATTCAAAATAGCAGATTTTATAATTCACTTTACGGAATTATATTCAATAACCCAAAAAATTCCCAAGCAGATACTGGACCAAAATATGCAACAATTGATAATAATCTATTTAAGAATATAGAGTTAGAAGCAATTTATGCAGGTGATGGAACTAGTGATACAAACCATGTTAGTTCAAATAATAAATTTTATAATGTAGGTAATTTAGGACAAAGTGAATTGGTTGCTACCGCTCCGGTTATAAATTATAAAACAACCGGAAATCGTACTGTTAATGATTACTTTGATAGATTTTATAAACGTAATAACGGAATAGCTGAAGATTTTTATTACCAACCGTTAGTTCAGGGACCAACAATATTAGAACTTCCAGTTCTTAGAGCATCACTTAATGACAATGCCCTCAACAGAATACTAAGATTACCAACATCATTTGATGCACAACAGATAATTATAAAATATAATATTTTTGCCGCATCGTATGATCCGGTCACTAAGATACCAACGGCATCTGTTGACAGAATGGGAACTCTAAGAATAACATTACAAACTGGTAATATAGTTGATGATTATTCATTTAATGTAGACCCTGGACTTGTAATTTGGAGTATGTATGTAGATTATGGAAAAGGCCGTTTTGATATACAATGCACTTACACACCACCAGCAGGATATACTAATGGCGCTAGTATGAATATACACCCAATAATAATGCTTTAATTATGTTTAACCAACCTGTTGATCAAAGACTAACAGAGTGGATCAAACATAGAAAAAAATTGGATAACAGTTCCGATCCATTGCAGGCAGTTTGGGAATTTTGGCAAACTGCTCCATTCATTCCACATAATAGAAATATCGATCCGTACCATCAAAAAAGTTGGCCTACACCCTGGGAGATCATAGAGACTAATCTATACGATGATTTTACTAAAGCATTGATGATTAGTTGGACTTTGAAATTGACAAAAAAATTTAAAGATTCTAAAATAGAAATTAAAACAATGGTTGATTCTAATCGGACTAGACAGTACAATGTAATATGTGTTGATAATACTTGGGCTATTAATTATAATGATAATGGTCCGGTTTCTGTATTAGAAATAAATGACGGATTTAAACTTGAAAATATAATAGAAGTTTTAGGTCCTAGGTAAATATCATCTAAGAACAATAAAAAGGTTAGGCAATGATTACAGTAGTAAAGCGTAATGGGAATCGCGTCCCCATTGATATTGAAAAAATACAAAGACAGGTAGCATACTCTTGTAAGGGTATAGACGGAGTTAGTCCTAGTATGATCGAAATCAAAGCGCAAATTGAACTACATGATGGTATGACTACTGAAACAATTGATGAACTATTGCTCAAAGCAATGGTAGATTTAGTTGATGAAAGTGAAAATCCAGAAATTAATAATGTCAACTATCAATATGTAGCAGGTAGACAACGTGTTAGTATGCTACGTAAAGAAGTATATGGACAATATGAACCTCCTAAATTATATAGCATTATACAGAAAAATGTAGAGTTAGGTATGTATACTCCTGAACTACTAGAGTGGTATACAGAAGATGAATGGAATATTATAGATCTCTTTATTGATCACGATAAAGATGAAACATATACCTATGCTGCTATAGCACAGTTATGTGAAAAGTATCTAGTACAGAATCGTGCCACTGGACAGATATTTGAAACTCCTCAGGTACGCTATGCTGTTGCTTCTGCCACAGCATTCCATAATGAATCTAAGGAGGCAAGATTAAAATATGTCAAAGAATATTACGAATGTGCTAGCGCGGGTCATTTTACGTTGGCTACACCTGTGCTTGCTGGTCTCGGTACTACTACTAAGCAGTTCAGTAGTTGTGTGCTTATCAGTAGCGATGATACTTTGGACAGTATCTTTGCAAGTGGTGAAATGATGGCCAAATATGCCAGTAAACGTGCTGGTATAGGATTAGAGATCGGACGTATTCGTCCATTAGGTGCCCCAATACGTAATGGTGAAATTAAACACACTGGTATGATTCCGTTCTTGAAGAAATGGTTTGCCGACCTCCGTAGTTGTAGTCAGGGTGGTATTCGTAATGCTAGTTGTACTGTAACATTTCCTGTGTGGCATTATCAGTTTGAAGATCTTATTGTATTAAAAAACAATCAAGGTACTGACGAAACCCGTGTGCGTCAAATGGATTACAGCGTAGTGGTCAACGCCATGTTTTGGAATCGTTATAAACGTGGCGAAATGATCACATTGTTTGATCCTGCAGAAGTGCCTGATTTATATGAATCTTATTACAGAGACAGTAAAGAATTTGAAACATTGTATGTAAACTATGAGAAGCATCCGACAATTAAAAAGAAACGCATATCGGCAGATGAGATATTCAAAAATGGTATCCTTAAAGAACGTACTGATACTGGGCGCATCTATCTTGTCAATATCGACAACGTTATCAACCAGGGGCCGTTTGACACTAGGCTTGACCCAATATATCAATCAAATTTATGCCAAGAAATACTTTTACCCACGAAACCTTTCCAGAGAATTGAAGATCCAGAGGGACGCATTGCTCTTTGTACTCTTGGGTCCGTAAATTGGGGTGCTTTCCGTAACCCACAAGAAATGCGTAAAGCGTGTCGTGTATTGGTTCGCAGTCTAAGTAACTTGTTACAATATCAAGACTTCCTGAGCATACAAAGTAAATTAGCCAACGAAGATTTTGAGCCGCTAGGTGTTGGCATTACAAACTTAGCATACTGGCATGCACGTAAGAGTTTTAAATATGGCGAAGCAGATGCATTGGCAGAAGTCAAACGCTGGATGGAACATCAAGCATATTACCTTACCGAAGCAAGTGTGGAACTGGCCCAAGAGCGTGGCCCATGTAAGCGTAGCGAACACACTTACTACGGTAAGGGAATATTTCCTTGGGAACGTAGAGCAGCAGGTGTTAATGAATTAACTGACTTTACACCTAGTATAGATTGGGAACCATTGCGTGAACGTATGAAGAAATATGGCATACGTAATGCTACACTTATGGCAGTTGCTCCCGTTGAATCTAGTAGTGTTGTATTAAACAGTACCAATGGTATTGAAATGCCCATGGAACTAATTAGTGTTAAAGAAAGCAAAGCAGGTTCATTTACACAAGTTGTTCCTGAATATAAACGTTTAAAGAATCGATATCAACTAATGTGGGAACAATCTGATTGTGTTGACTACTTAAAAACATCAGCAGTATTAGCAGCGTACATCGATCAAAGTCTAAGTACAAATACATTCTACAGTCCTCGACATTTTAGAGACGGAAAAGTTCCGGGCACATTGATTGCCAAAAATTTAATGTTGGCATACAAGTGGGGATTAAAGACTATGTATTATAGCCTAATAGATAAAGTAGGTAGTAAGAATATATTAAACACCCAAAGCGAACGACTATTGGCTGTAGAACCTATTACAATATATAGTGATGAAGATGACTGCGAGGCGTGCAAATTATGAGTAAAGAACAATACGATTTATCAAAACAAACAAACTATCTCAAACGCAAGATGTTTTTGGACATAGAGGGTCCAGTAACCGTCCAGCGTTTTGAAGAAGTCAAATATCCTAAGATCGCTAAGTTTGAAGAATTAGCCCGTGGATTCTTTTGGGTACCAGAAGAAATCAGTTTGACCAAAGACAAGATGGATCACAAGGATGCCAGTGATGCTGTCAAACATATTTTCACCAGCAATCTATTACGTCAAACAGCATTGGACAGTATACAAGGTCGTGCTCCAAGTCAAATCTTTAGTCCAGTTATCAGCATACCAGAACTTGAAGCCTTGGTAAGCAATTGGAGTTTCTTTGAAACTAATATACATAGCAAGAGTTATAGTCACATCATACGTAATGTATATAGTGTGCCCAAAGAAGAATTTAACAAGATTCACGACACTAAAGAAATTGTAGACATGTCTGCCAGCATTGGACGCTACTATGACAAACTGCATGAACTAAATTGTTTTAAAGAACTCAATCCAAAAACAGTAAACGAAAAAAGTCATATTAAAGCAATTTGGCTAGCATTAAATGCTAGTTATGCATTAGAGGCATTCCGCTTTATGGTTTCATTTGCTACAAGTTTAGCCATGGTTGAAAATAAAATCTATATTGGCAACGGCAATATTATTAGTTTAATTTTGCAGGATGAGTTATTACATGCAGAATGGACTGCTTGGTTAATTAATAATGTGGTAAAAGATGATGAACGGTTTGCCGAAGTGGTAGAAGAATGCAAGGAAGAAGTGTATGCTATGTATATGGAGGTCATAGCGGAAGAAAAGGCCTGGGCAGATTACTTGTTCAAGAAAGGTCCAGTGATTGGCCTCAATGCTGCTATCCTTAAAGACTTTGTGGATTATACAGCATTCGTTAGACTAAAAGACATTGGTATCAAATATGCTGAAGAGCATCCACGTTCAAGTCCTATTCCATGGTTTAATAAACATGTCAATATTGGCAAGAAACAAAGTGCATTACAAGAAACCGAAAGCACTAATTATGTAATCGGTGTAATGAGTGATAATGTTAGTTATGACGAACTACCGGATCTATAATGTCTACCGAAACTGATAAAATTAAAAAACTTGAACAACATGTTGAACAATTGATTAAACAAAATCAAGAATTAAATCAACGTATTGGTTTATTAGAAAGAGAAAACAGTCGCAGACGCAGCGAGGTTAATCAGATAGCCTCAGCAATTAATAGACGAGGATAAGAATGAGTGATTTCAAAGCAGGAGAATTTGAAGACGGTTGTGGCGATTATTACATATTGTATGATGCTGCTATGATGGTTAGAGATGTTCCTGGTATTACTTGTGAAATAGGATTACGTGCCGGAGGTGGAACAAAACGTATATTAGATGCACTTCAAACAAAAATAGCGCCGCGTACACATATTGCTATAGACCCCTATGGTGAGATTCCATATTTCTGGAAAGAGAATATTATTCCAGCAGAAACAGATTACACAAATAATATGCGTGATAGAATTATGATTTCTATGTCGCAATATTGTATAGAAAATCCTAACATTAATTTTTATCTGTATCCAATGGAAGATACAGAATTTTTTAAAAGATTTGCAGATGGTGTTCCTGTTTATTTTGATAAGGGTAAGCAGATAATTAATGAATACTCATTAGTACATTTTGATGGGCCTCATAGTTTAGAGACCACACTTAATGAAACATTATTTTTTGAACCAAGGGCACCTAAAGGAGCAATATTTGTTTACGACGATGTTGTAGATTATTATGATCACAATGTCATTAGATCACATCTTTTAAACGCAGGTTGGTCAATGGTTGCATCAACCTATTACAAAGCATCATATATAAAAGGATAAAAATGAAAGCAATATTATGGAGTAAGTATCACTGCCCTTACTGTGATCAAGCACACGCATTACTAAAGTCTAAAGGTTATCAAATTGAAGAACGTAAGATTGGTGATGGTTATACAAAAGAAGAACTATTAGAAGCAGTACCTAATGCACGAACTCTTCCTCAAATTTTTATTGAAGAGGCTCATGTTGGTGGATTTACTGAACTTAGGGAATATCTAAAATGAGTTCTCCTATCCCCGAAGATATCATAACTATATCCAGTATAGGTGCTGATACTATTACATTAGACACAACTAATATACCCTATCTAACTTCTAGTATGATAGGTCCATACCCGCAATACAATGTGGGTGCTGCGGGCAGCAGTGGCGGAACAATTCCAACTACTAATATGAACGGTACTGTTTTTACCACCAACGGTAGCGGCCTGCCAAGTTGGGCAACTATCAATAACAGTAACAGTCAATCATCACTGAATGTTAAGGGTGATGCAGAGTTTGAAGGCAAGGTTAAAGTAAACGGTCACGATCTCGGCGAGTTTATGGAAACAATATCCAAGCGTTTGGCCATACTAGTACCAGACCCAGAAAAATTAGAACACTTTGAAGCGTTGAAGAAAGCATACAATCACTATAAGACCTTAGAGGCTTTATGCGAATTACCAAAAGAAGAAAAGGAATAAAATGTTAATAGAAAGAGGATTTACATCTGCCGATGTTGTTAGTTTAAAACTAATCAACGGTGAGGAACTTATAGCACGTTTTGAAAGCGAAACTGCTGATACGGTTAAAATTATTAAACCATTATGTGTTACACTTAATGGTCAAGGTGTTGGACTAATGCCTTGGATGTTTCTCGGCAATGGCAAAGAAGTAACTTTAAACAAGTCACATATATTTGCCATGATGACTAGCAAGCACGAGGCCGCAGACCAATATAGAGACAGTACTACTGATATTGCCCTAAGGTAAATATTAGATTAGGAGAATGGTATGCCAGGATATAAACCAGGAAATGCCGCCCAAGCAATTTATGGCGGGATCGGTGTTGAAGACGTTTATCAAAGTTCAAATGTATTTGTAAATAATGTTCCTGTAGTACCCTACGGTTCCCCCGGTAGTGCAGGAATTTTCGGAATGGCATCAGTATCAGTTACTGTTACTATTCCCCCAGGTGATCAGGCAGCGGCTGAAACATTGGTCAATGATACTATTGCTGCTCAAAATGGAGAACCTAATGCGTATTATAAACCTGCGGCTGCTGCCGATGGTGTTAAAGGTAACTATGCAGGTACTCCAGAAGTATCCGATCCTGCTTCTGTTCCAGACGGAACAATAGCAACTGATCCCACTGCATCTGATATCATACCATTCTTAGAAGCAAGAATTGCAGAAACGGGATCGGGTACCTGGAGAGAGACAGGACAAGGTGGTAAACCGAGTAATCCTAAAATTACTAGCATATGGGCCAATCTTGGATATCCTTCTGCTAACCCATGGACTACAGATCAAACTGCTTGGTGTATGGGATTTATTAATTTTGCTCTTAAAAACTCAGGTTACAGATATGTTCAAACTGCCAGTGCTGCACTTATCACTACCAATCCAGAAAAGTGGGGAGCAGTACAAGTACCTAAAGCCGAAGCAAGACCCGGAGATATTGCATTTTGGAGTTATAGACATGTAAATTTTGTTTATACCGCCGCTAATGGAAAATATAGTTTTGTTGGCGGTAATCAAACTCCTAGTGGTGGTAAGAATAATCCCGACGATGGAGATATAACTATTTCTTATCCGGGCGGGACTGCTGCTAGTAATGCAAATTGGGTTAGTTGCTGGCGACCGACAAAAACATAAGTATTATAGTCTGCAAGGGTATAATGCATAGCATTTTGGAAGGTGCAAGTCCGGGAGGCAGGAGAAGCCAATTCTTGCAGATTTCTCCACTTTTTGGTGAAATATCTGTTGACAAATAGGTAAAACCTTGTTATAATTAGTACTTAACAACACAAAGGAGTCTACTATGTACCGTTACACTGTTTGGGTTCGTCTTAATCAATATCAAACTGCTAATGTTGTAGTCAGTGCCGATAACGATTGGCAAGCCAAAATGATTGCCGAAGCACAGTACGGTTCCGGTATGGTTCTTAACTATTCTCGTATTGACTAATTAGGAAATATCATTATGCCAAGCCCCCGTAGAGTAAGTCAGATCCTTAAAGGTAAAAAACCACCTAAGCCAAAAACTGTAAAGACTATGGCTAAACGAGCCGCTAAGAAGAAAAAATAATCATGTTGGACTGTTTAATTCTAGGTGATAGCATAGCCGTAGGTACAGCCAAATATAGACCAGAATGTGTGGCCTATGCTCGTGGCGGTATCAATAGCCAACAATGGCGTAAGAAATATCTCGAAAGTGATCAAGGTGCCTTGCCTGTTGCCAAGACTGTAATCATCAGTTTGGGTTCTAACGATCACACAGGTGTAAGAACTATTTTAGAACTACAACAGATACGCAAGGCTGTTAAAGCCGATCGTGTATTTTGGATACTTCCGCACGGTAACAATCCATCTAGTAGTTTAGAAATAGATTGGATACAAAGTTTTGTTAAAGTAGTTGCTGGTGAAAATGGTGATATAGTATTACCAATTACCCGTGTGCAAACAGATAATATTCATCCAAGTTGGGCTGGATATAAAGAACTTGCAGACGCTACAAAATAAATATATACTGTAAGTTAATAGTTGTAATCCCTTCAAAGAGGATGTGTTCAAGACGCCGGTTCGAATCCGGCCAGGTCCACCATAAAGCATATTACTAAATCGGCGACCGGTAAAACGTTGATTACCCGGGGTTGGAAGTCTGGATACCTTGTAGTATGTTTTATAATGGGCCTGCTCTGGTAATCGATTGGGCAAATAGTCAGCGACGGCAACTCGGTAGGCGATGACCGTAAATCAAGCAAATCAAACTAAAGGCAAACGATAGTTTATATTCCATGGCCGCTTAAGGCTAAGGTGCAGTAGGACTTACTGTATAAAAGAAACAACCAGAACCCGCTTCGGCGGGTTTCTCTTGCCTATTATTGTAATAGGAATTTACAATTGAAAAATATCATTTTATAGTTGATTACTATAGTAAATAAATGTACAATTAACATTGTAAGACAATCACACACAAGGAGAAAAGATGTCAATTACCGTTAGAAACTTGGAAAGTGCATTGGCAGGAGAAAGCCAAGCACATATTAAATATCGCTACTTTGCAAAGATTGCTCGAGAAGAAGGGCATGAAGATATTGCAAAACATTTCGAACATACCGCAGATCAAGAACTATTACATGCGTGGGGTCATTTGGAATTGCTTATTGGCAAACCATCAACTAAGGAATGTTTGGAAAAAGCCATTGAAGGTGAAACATTTGAATTTACCACAATGTATCCAAATATGCTAGCAGATGCTACAGTTGAAAAAAATTGGAGAGCAGAAGAAGAAGCAAAAGAACAAATTGCCGAAAGTAAAGAACATGCAAAACAATTTGCACAAGTTCTTGCCAAAGCAGAAAAGCGTTTTGCGGCTTTGAAGAGTGTTGAAAAACGTCACGCTCAAGCATATCAAGCAGTATTGGAGAAACTATAATGAAACACGTTTGCGTAGTATGTGGCCATGTACACAATGAAGAAACTGAAGGAAAATGGGAAGAGTTACATGATGATTTTGCTTGCCCGGAATGCGGTGTAGGTAAAGCAGATTACGAAGAAATGGATATTTAATTTAGAAATATTGTAAACTTTTTGTCTTGCTACCGCGTTATATATATATGCAAGACAAAAAACAACTTGACTACGATAAACCGGAAAAGGATAAAACCGAACCGTTTTTGGAACAATATTTGCCTACTAGTTATGATTGGAGATTATCCAATTGTGATGAAAGACGTAGTGTTCCATGTCGTCGAGTTGATAATGTCAAGCATAAATTTCATTAACTTTAAAGGAAACTTCAAATGAAAACAATCGCTACTCTTATCGCTACTTTGGTAGCAACCGCTGCTTTCGCTACTGAGCCTGCTAAGACTGCTACACCTGCTCCGGCACCTGCTGCTAGTGCCGCTGCTGCTCCAGCAAAGTGTGATCCTGCTAAAGACAAAACTTGCAAGGTAGAGGCAAAGGCAACGCCTGTCAAAAGTGAAGCACCTGCTGCCAAGGTCGAAGCAAAAACTGCTGAGCCTGCAAAGAAGTAATCCATCCGAAATAGATGACGACGACGACGATGAATATGACGACGTTGATTTTCATGTTGCATATCGTCGTCCAACTCTAATAACATGTGATGATAAATGTCATCATGATGAAGATGAATTGTCCGATTATGTTATAGTTAGGTTAGCACTAGCCCGAGCAAAGGCTATGAGACTATATCAAAAAAATAATGAACCCGCCTAGTGCGGGTTTATTATTTGTAATCTACTAGGTTAATTGTAGCAAACCCCTAAGTAAATATATCATAACGGGGGTTATATACAATGTTCAAGAAAGTTCTATCATGGCTAGCGGCCATGTTTTTTATGTGTATGGTTTGGGCGCAAACTACATATGATAGCAAAACACTAGTAGATACTAACAACACATCTACTAGCACTAGCACAGTCAATACCAACAATGTTAATAGTGGTACAATAACCAATATTAATCAAACTACTGTTGGCAGTACAAGTGTCAATACCAATAATAACAACAATGTTAATACTGGCACAATGACCAATAATAACAACAATGTTAATACTGGCACAATGACCAATAATAACAACAATGTTAATACCGGCACAATGACCTATAACAATAATAATGTTAATACAGGCTCAATGACCAACATCAATCAGAATACTAGTAGCAGCACTAATGTTAATACAAACAATAACATTAATAGTGGTACAATGACCAACATTAATCAAAACACTAGTGCTAATACCAATGTTAATACAAACAATAACATTAATAGTGGTACAATGACCAACATTAATCAAAATTCCAATACTAGCACTGCTACTAATGTCAATACCAATAATAACATAAACAGCGGTACAATGACTAATAACAACAACAATGTTAATGCCAATACTAGTACTTCTACTAATGTTAATACAAACAATAATGTTAATAGCGGCACGATGACCAACAATAACAACAATGTTAATACTGGTACAATGACCAACAATAACAATAATACATCCACTAGCGACAACAAAAATACCAATACTAACACAAGTACCAGTGAAAACAAAAACAACAATGTTAATCAAAACAACAATGTCAATACAGGTGATATGACTAATCGTAACATCAATACCACTGAGATTACACAGCGTATTATTCAACCACCACCAACCGCAGTTGCTCCAACAATGATGAGTGGCGGCAATGCTGACCTATGTAGTACCGGTACAAGTGGCAGCGTACAAACACAGATATTTGGTGTTAGTAGCGGTGGTACTGTACGTGACATGAATTGCGAACGACTAAAACTAAGCAAAACATTATATGATATGGGTATGAAAGTAGCAGCAGTTGCTACCATGTGCCAAGACCGTAGAGTGTTTGATGCTATGTTGGCAGCAGGAACACCTTGCCCATATGATGGCAAAATTGGTGAAGCAGCCCGTGCGGCGTGGAATGAAAATAAAGATCAAATTCCTAAAATGGATGAGGTAAAAATAGATGACACTTATCAGAAAGTGGGCATTGGCGCTTTGCTTGGTGCTCTTGTGTTCAAACTATTCTAATGCTCAAGTAGATTCAACTACTGGTAACCTAGTAAATTTTACCGGTAGTCCTACTGCCACGACGGGCAATTGGGTCAATGGTGTCTTGGTTAATCAGTTATGTTTTCATGCTGGTGAGCCAGGTAACTGCGGCCCAAATCCTAGCATACGTGCGGAATCGGGAAGTATTAATTTCTCTTATGGTAATGTAAATCTCAATCAAGTGGTTAATATAAACAATGCTCTTGCAGCAGCAGGTACAGGAGTTCAACTAAGCGGGTTTAATTTTGGCTTCCGTGCTAAGAATGGTAACGGCTGGGATGACGGCAGACAAGACTACCTTGCAGCATATGTTAATATATACAATAGTGCTGGCAAGGTTGTTGAAAATTACGATTATACACAATACACCAATAGGAAATATAATTGGAGTGATTTTAATTTTACTGAAACATTTGACAAACCTTATAATATTAATAAATTAGGCGCAGCACAGTTTGGGTTTGTAGGTAAAGATAATAATTTTTGGGCTGGTAACTATGGTCCAGAAATTATGAATGTAAGTTTTAGTTTAAACTATAGAGTAGATCCATGTGTAGCCAATCCGGCGTCTAGCCCAACATGTCCTGGGTTTAACAATTTAATTAAATCAACCAATGTGGTTGTTCCGTCTGGAATATCTCTAGCAGGTTTAACAACTAATGATGCTGGATCATCTGGTACCCCTATAATAAATGTAGGAGGTGTTCAGTTATCAACAACTGGAGTTATTACTGCCCCTGATAATGTTCCACAAGTGTTAAAGGATGTACAGGCAATAACACAGCAATCTCAACCAACACAGATTCAACAACCGCCAGCATCAAGTGCTGTGCAATCTCAACAGCAGTCAAATAAGTCTGCTCCTAACATGAGTTTGATTATGAATCTAATTGGACAAATACAAGCGGCAGATAAAGCCACACAGGCAGCGGCTGTACAAAATGCCAATCAAGTTGCTGCTACAAGTAGTGCCAAGGCACAAGAACAAGCAATGGCCACAGTGGATAATCTAAATGCTATGAGCATGGCCAGCAGTCAAGCATCACAGGTTCAAACTGCATCTACTGCACAGATGTCTGCCCCACCTGCACAGCCAACTAGTACTTCAGCAGTTCAATTGCAAGGTCCTACAACAACATCATTACAAAGTTTAATGACTGCTTCAACTCAATCAATGAATTCAACCACTGTTAATACCGCACAGCAAACCAATCAAATTAGTTATCAAGCACCCGCTAATTCAAATTCGTCTTTTTTAACGGCGGCTAATTCTGCAAATAGAAATCAATTGGGACCTACATACAATAATCAACAATTGAGTTCGATATTATCTATACAACCTGTTGCAGAAACTGCACCTGTACAAACAACAAAAATAGAAACTAAATCACTCGAGCCTGATGTGCCTGTAATGCCTGTTACTAGTTCAATATCACGTAGTGCATCAGTTACTGAAATAGTAGAAACAAAAGTTAATATAGAAACAAATCAAACTGAACAAAAAACTGAAACAGTTAAAAAGAATGTAGAACCAAATGAGTTAGCAGGTGGTGTAGATATTGCAGCAATAGCCGCACAGCCAAAAGGGTTTGATGTATATGCAACAACAATAATGAAGGATGGTATATTTTATCCACCTAAAGATATATACGGAAATCAAAAGACAATCGATAACGCTCGTGCGTTACGATCATTAAGCAGCGACAGGTTACATCAAGATATGATAGACCTACAATACAGGAGATAAAAATGACAGAACAAATTAAAGACGTCAATGCTAAGATTGACGAAGCAGAAGCAGCAGTAAAACAGTACGCTAGCAAGGATACAGTGATCAGCATTGGTGGATATGAATTTACTCCTGCTAAACTAATGGTAGCATTTACATTGGTATCATCATTACTTGGTGGATTGTATGGAGCCTTTGAAGTTTATAAAGACTACGTGGGTATGAAGAAAAAGATATCCGAATATTCAGCACCAGACTTGACTGAGTTCGATAAGCGTATATCCATACTTGACCAAAAGATTAAGAAGGCCGAAGATTCAGTTACAGAGGCAAATGGATATACACGTGATATTAAAAATGATCTAAAAAGTGATCTACGCAGAAACGAATCAGTTACTGAGCAAGTTGAACGGTTTGTTAAAGCAGCACAGCGTGATTCCGAAGGTGAAATGCGTGAAATGCGTAAAGGTGTTAGAGAAGATTTGGACAAAGCCCGTGCAGAGGCCAATGCTGTACGTACCGAAATGGCTCAAGCACGTAGAGAGATCAACGCTGAAACTCAGCAGTTGAAGAAGGAAGTTACCAAAGATGTGGAAGTTTTGAAGAAAGAAATTGATCAAAAAATCCAAAAAGCAATCGATAATCCTTTGGCTAACAAGTAAAAGAAATATATTGACCTTTGTCTAAAAGAGATATATAATATAGTATGGTCGTAAGACTGTATAAAACAAAAGGAAATTTAATATGAAAAAAATCGCAATCTCTGCGTTATTAATCGGTCTTATGGGATTCGCCCAGGCTGATGTATCCGTTTACGGAATGGCACGTGTCTATGAAGAATCTTCTACAGTAGGCACAGCAGCATCTGTAACATCTCTAACCAATGACAAAAGTCGTATTGGTTTCAAAGCATCCGACGCTGTCGGCAATGGTTTAACAGCATTTGCTATTGTTGAAACCAATGTTGGTGTAGATGCTCCAGCAGCCAGCACCCTTGGTGATCGTAACGCTATTGTCGGCCTATCACACAAGATGGGATCAATTGGTTTTGGTCGTGACAAAACTGCTCTAACTAGATCATTGGATTCATTTGATGCTATGGGCGGAGATGTGTTTGGTTCTAGCGCAGCCGCTATCCATTCGTATCATGGAGCACGTTTAAGCAATGCAGTATTTGCATCTGCTACACTTGTTCAAGGACTTACAGGTAATTATGTAATTTCCAATAGTGAAGTTGCTGGAACACCAAATCCTCAATCTCTTAGCCTAGTATATTCTACTGGCCCTCTAGGTGTTACTTATGCTCGTTTCGATAACGGAACAACTAGTGTAAGCGATGCAGTTGGTGCTAAGTTTGAACTTGCTAAAACAGGTACAACAGTTTTTGGTCTATACTCTGACAACAAAGTAGCCAATGTAACCAGTCAAGGTAAGAGCATGGGTATTACTCAAACTGTAACTCCAACCCTATCCGCAATGGCTAGTTATGGTGTAAATGGTGACCGTACCGCTTACAACGTAGGTGCTAACTATACTTTGGGTAAAAATACCAAAGTATTGGCTCGTTACTTGAAAGAGACAGCAGCCACAGATACCACACGTTATGGCGTTGGTCTAGAATACAGTTTCTAATCCAAAATTAGATTTGTAAGTAAGGCCCTTCGGGGCCTTTTCTTTTGGTAAAAATTAACATTGACAAACTGGTAAAAAGTAGTTATAATTATTGCATAGGAGATTAACTTTATGAATGCTGAAACTACTCTACTTAACGTAAAACAATATTGTTTATCCGATTCCAAAGACTTCCAAATCTGGACAAACAAAGGTACTACCTATCATTGGAATCGAGGCAAGGATACTGCTAATGGTTTGATCAATGGTGTGGTTCGTAAACTAGCAGGTATCGATCCCAGCGGGCACCAAATCTGGGTTGTTGCTGGTTCTCTTAAGATTAGTCCCAATGGAACAATTCTGCGTTGGACTGGTATGCCTCGCAAACTACAAGTTACGTTTGAATCTGTTAATTCAATTATTTTTGATAAAGAGATAGCATAATGTCCATGCATCTATGTGGGCCTGCCCTTACCACGACTGGAAAGAAAAAAGGCAAGATTAAATTCCGTAATGCCGCCGAGGCTCAACGTGCTCGTGAACTTGATTTCGCATGGAAAGAACTTCTTAAACGACAAGGCGTTGAACAAGAAGAACGAAAAAGAAAACGTGCTATGGCTGCTGAGCCGTTGGTATATAAACTTGAGACACCGGTAGGTCGTACTAATACCAAACATATACCGAGTCTTAATACAGTTGGTGGGGTAGCAACCTTGGCACCTGCTAAAGTATATACTGGCACCAAAGTTAAAGGCATTGCTACTATGCATAAGAGCAATGCTGTGCCTGTTTTTAGTGATGAAGAAGCAATTGACATTTCTAAGATGAGGAGATAATATGTCTAAATCAGGTGATTGGTATAAAAAATTAAGAGAAGAAGATCCTATAGCATATCGAAAACTTATGGACGAGAAATATGATCGTCGAGTTAAACAGACTAATTCAGATCCAACTAAGTTTGCTCAGATGAAATATTCTAAACAAAAGGCCGGCGCACTAAGTCGAGGATATGATTGGAATCTAACTGAAGACGATGTACATAAATTAATTAAAGAAACTAAAACTTGTCAATTATCAGGAAGAGAATTAGTTCTAGAAATCAATCATAGAGACGGGCCGAGTTTAGATAGAATAGATAATAACAACGGATATAGTATGAAGAATGTACAAGTAGTTAGCCAGCAAATTAACAAGGCAAGAGGAGAAATGTCTGTTGATGAATTTATTCAAATGTGCTGTGAGATTGCCGACTATTCTCGACTATAAATATTCTTATGAAACCCACATTAAATGAAAAATTTATAGCATACCTTGCACTACTAAGCGGTCTAAGTATATCAGCGGTGGCTGTTTACTATAGCGTAGTAGGGCTTACTGCTATCTTTGCCGCCGCAGTTGTTCCCATCATCATCATGGGAACTACATTAGAGATTAGTAAATTAGTAGCCACAGTATGGCTTAAACAAAATTGGAAGACTGCTCCACTGCTAATTAAAACATATCTCTTTGCTGCTATTGTAGTATTAATGATTATTACCAGCATGGGTATATTTGGATTCCTAAGTAAAGCACATATGGATCAAAATTTAGTTAGTGGTGATGTTCAAAGTAAAATTGCTGTATATGATGAAAAGATCAAAACCGAGAAAGAGAATATTGAAGCAAACCGTAAGGCACTTAAACAGATGGATGAGGGAGTGGACCAAGTACTGGGCCGCTCAACAACAGAAACGGGTGCCGAAAAAGCTGTGGCTATGCGAAAGTCCCAGCAGAAAGAACGTACTCGCCTTCAAAATGAAATA